AAGCATTAAGAGTAGGACCTAGCGTAGATATAACTATAGATGCTGGTGGTGAACGTGTTATAGTACCAATTGTTAATAGTGACATAAGAAACAACGAAAGTTTATATGATGATTTTGTAGTAGGAGATACAGTAACATTAACAGGTGCTCCTGTTTCAGAAATAATAGCTGGCCCAACTCAACAACCAAGTAACGAAAGTTTTGATCAAGGTGATCCTACTAATAATCCAACGCCTATCTATACTGTAATAGGTGATACTAAAATAGGTAATGAAGAATTTATTTTACTTGAAGGTACTAGTGGTAAAGCAGATGTATTTGTACCAGCGGGTAGAAAAAACTCTATACTAAGATTAGATAATGGTACTATTAATAATAACAAGTTTAATAACAGTGCAGGATTTAATTATGATCAAGAAGAATCACAAGATGTAAACTTAGATGCTAAAGAAGTTCAAGAGTCATGGTCAAAAAATAAAAAATCTTGGAAACAAAAAGGATACGTAGCTACTGATACTGATAAAGCAGTTGATGAATACTTAGCTCAAGAAAAAGAAGAATGGGTAGCCGACAATACAGCTACATTAATAAATCAAAGAGAAGAACAAAGAAATCAAGAAACTTTATATACTATATGGGATGAGAATCATAGAGTTAGACAACCTAGATTTGCTATGTTCTATGAAGATGGTGACTGGGAAAATGGAGCAGAGTTACCTAAAGAAGAAGCAATAGGAACTGTCGATGGATTTTACAGTAAGTATGATGCTATAGCAGATGAAGATTTAAAAGATGCTTTTGAGAATGAAGGTTGGCAACAACAAAGATATAATACACTACAAGAATATGTAGAGAATGAAGGTAATCAGTTAACAGAAGATGAGCGAAATGAATTAAATGAACTAGGATACAATGGAGAATTTGGTCAGTCATATATACAAGACTTAGTAGATGATACTACAGTTATCGGTAATAGTAAATTAACTAGAGGACGCAGAAGATTAGAACAAATACTAAATGATAAAGTTAGATTTGAAACTGAAACAAAAGGTATAAGAGAACGTAAAGAAAAAATAATAACAGGTGAAAATATTATTGAACCTTTAACACCTGAAGAAAGACAATCTCAATTAGGTGAAGGTATCTTTGACACACCAGTAGGTGATAGAGTTAGACAAATAAGAGAGTTATTACATTTACTTGATCCAAAAGGATGGTCTTGGATAACAGGATTAGAACGTAAACAATTAGCACAATTAAAAAGAGAAAAATCAGCTTACTTAGTATCAGGTGATATGACTAAAGTTAACGCTACTCAAAGACAAATTGATAGAATTAAAAGAAAAGCTCATGTCATTATGCACAATGGCAAGATTGTAGGTACGTACAGTCCTGTAGCTAGACGTGTAGCGTTAGAAGAAATACAAAGATTAACTGACCCTGAGGAAATAGCAATATATGAAACTCATGTATCTAATATAGATAAAGGACGTGTAAGATTAAATGAATTGTTAATGACATTTAATGAAGAACCTGTGCTATCTACAGAATGGGGTACGTTAACTACAAGAGATGCAAGATTAAAAAGAATTGAAAAGAAAACAAGAAACTTTTCTTTCTCTGAACCTACATCATATATACGTAAGTATGAACTATGGGCTAAGAATGCAGGTGAACCTAGACTACAAGATGACTTTGCAGAAAATGCTCCTAAAGTTTTAGAGACTATGAAGCAGATTATATCTGGTATGAACTTAGATGTTAAAATAGATTTACTACCTTGGATAGAAGAAGATGGTCAAGCATTAGCTGGTAAATTTATCTTGGGCGAGAGAGGTGTACAGGTAGCATACAATGCAGTGCCACAACTTAGACCTAACTTAAATAGAAATGATTCTCTTAACTACGTGTTACACCATGAGGTTATGCACTTACTTAGAACAGAAGGATTCTTTACAAAGAATGAATACTTAGCTTTAGAAGAAGCTGCAAAAGATAGATGGATTAAACAATATAAAATAGCAGAGCGTCATCCAGAATTAGATAGAGCTACACAAATAGAAGAAGCTATCTCTGATGCCTTTGCTGAATACATGACAGGCAGATACCAAACTGGTGGGCCAATCGCTAAAGCATTTAATAGACTTAAACAATACTTAATAGCATTAGGTAATGCATTAACAGGTAACAGATTTGATACAGCTGCTAATATATTTAACGCAATAGATTTGGGATTAGTGGGGGCACGTTACGAAAGCATGCAACGTACAACCGACGTATATTTAACGGGGGATAATGCAACAAGTATTATAGTTACTAATCCATACAGTGGTACAGAATTAAGAGGATTCGTTCCAAGAACTCGTAGCTTATTTACAAAGCAACCAACTATAACTAATGTTAAACAATTCTTTAAATGGTTTAATAGTGGAGGCAGACCTAGTGCAATCGTTGACACAAAAGGTGCCCCCTTGATTGTAATGCACACAACACCAGATACTAGGGATACTAGCATGAACGTGCCATTTACAATATTTGATAAAGATAGAACTAGAGATTTTGGTTTTCACTTTACACCTGATCAATTAACAATTGATACTTACATTGCAAACAAAGAAGCATATCCTTCTGAATATTATACATTTAAAGGATTCTTAAATATAAAAAATCCTTTACGTATAGATGACTTTGGAACATGGGATCCTGAAACAGTTTTAAACTTTTTACTTAGAAAAGATATCATTACTCAAAGAGAATTTAATAGGGAACTAAAACTTATTAATGATGCCAAAGCTGAGCTTAGTCCTGCTATATTAAAAAACCTACAAGAAAATGGATTTGTTGTTGGGGAGTTTGATAATATAACTAAGTTAATTCAAAGCAAAGGTTATGATGGTCTTGTGTATTTAAATGAAGGTGAGTATAAACATAAAGCTATCTATAAAAAAGCAGTAGCTATGATGGCTAATCGAGCAACAGGAGTTATCGATCCTAGCCAAGAACTTACAGAAACTGAGATGGAAATATTTTTAAAAGAACCACCAGTAGATTCTTATGTAGCTTTTAAACCAGAGCAATTTAAATCTGTATTCAATGACGGGACGTATGGTATACGTCAACCGAACATGATGGCTATGAATCAATGGCAACCTGTACCTGGTGAAAAACCAGTTGATAGGTACAAGCCTATGAACAGGCAACAAAGACGTGCCCTTAATGCTAAGATGGGCAAGGCTATGAATGAAGAAGTTAAGCTTTATGATAAAGATACTACAACTCTTACACCAAATAAACTTAGTAAGTTTAGTAGGATTGCTGGTTTTATTAGAGAGTGGGCTAAAGACAATGCATTCTTTGAAAGAGTATGGCGTGTAGTAGAAGACATGACTATAAAAGCTAAAAGAATACAAGCTAACTACCAACGTATATTAAATAATTATAATAGAATAATTCAAGATGATGTACTTCGTGAACTTATATATAGAGCGCAAGCTATCTCTACTTATTATCCTGATCAAAGATTTACAATGGATACAGAAGGCAGAATAATTTTCCGCGCACCTATGGATGCTAGCCCTGAAAATAGTCCTGAAGGATTAGAGATATCTCCAGGCGAAGTTATTATATTAGAAGGTGATGCTGCTCAAGCTTATATGGATTACCAAAGAGCTATGATGTACATGGCTAAAGAACAAGTAAGAGGTATGATAGCTGGTGGTTATGTAGAACAAATAAAATCTGCTATTGAAAAATTAAATGCACATAAAGGCAGAGCAATATCAGAAGTATATGTACCTAACTTCCCACCTGACATGACTAATGAAATGATTGAGAACATGGAGTATGGTGAAGTAATACAATTAGTAAAAGGGTTAAGAAGATTAGTAGAAAATACTGATGCAGAATTTATAGATAGATCTGCATTAACACCAACAGAGATATTAGACATACAAAGTTTATTAGGTGTAGATGAGAACATGGTGGTAACAGATAGAGCACAAGTAGGTTTAATTAAACTAGCGGCACAACTTAAAAAGTTTGAAGATTTTAAACGAGCAGACTATGTACCTCTTATGAGATACGGTAAGTTTGTTATAACTATCATAGATAAAAATCAAGAGCAATATAATAAAGCTGAAGCTACAGATCAGGGGGCATTTAAATATAAAGGTAAGTATGTAACTTTAAACCCTAAGTACTTGTTACGTCGTCAGCATTACGAAACTAAAAGAGAAGCGGACGAAGCTAGAGCAAGATTTACTAGTCAATACAGAGAAGATGTAGGTGTAGAAGTACGACCTGTTATGGAATTAAATGAGGATAAATTAAAAGAACAATTAAGGCAAGGTGCTATTACTATAGTAGATGTAGCACAATATTTGAGTGATCCTAAAGCAGAAATATTTAAAGCGGTTGAAGGTGAGTTAAATGATTTAATTAAAAATAATAAAAACATTGCAGACTTTGACCAGTTCTTTGTACCAAGACAAAGAGTAGGTGGTGTACCAGGATATAGTCCTGATTTTGCTAGAGCAGCTAATCAGTTTGGTTACATGGGTGCAAGGTATGCATCACGTAGTAGATTTATGAACGAGGCTGAAGAAAAGAAAAAAGTTTTAGAAGAGTATGTAAAAGAAAGTAATGACAAACAAATGGGTATTGCTTTAGATAAGTGGTGGAACTACAGCAATGATCCTCATCAAGAGTTTGCACAGATAAGAAGACTAGGATTCTGGTGGTACTTAGGTGGTAACTTATCATCTGCTGCTCTACAAATATTCTCAGCAGTACAATTCACAGGACCTATACTGTCACAGTTTAGTAGTGTAACTCAAGCAGGTACACAATTAACTAAAGCATTGGCAGATGCTACAGCTATGTTGTCATTTACAGAGAATGAATACGGCGATGTCTTCATTGATTGGAATAAAACTCCTGAAGATGTGAAGCAAGCTATACTAAATGACATGCCTCATTACATTAAACAAGGCCAAGCACTACAAGAAACAGGACAAGATCCAGGTACAACTACTCTAGATGAAAAGACTGCATTACGTAACTTTGAAACTATGGTTATTGGTGGACCTTTCAATACAATGGAAGCTATATCTAGATTGACTGCATACATGGCATCATACAGAATAGCACAAGATCCAGAAGTTCGTGATAGATTTTATAGAATGTTTGAAGGTGATCAGATAGTACAAGGAATGATTAATGATAATGGTGGAGTATTAACACCAGAAATTGTCGCACGTACTATGATTGATGATACGTTTGGTGTGTATGGTAAGATGAATAGACCACAAATTATGAGAGGTATAATGGCTATCCCTGCTTTATTCCAAACATATATTGGACAGATGTTTGCCTTGATGAACAGGCTACTGACTAAAGGTAGTACACCAGAACAAAAAGCTGCAGGAAGAAAAGCATTTGCTAAGATCATGGTCATGCTTGTAATGACAGGTGGTATCTTTGGATTACCAGGATCAGATGATGCAGAAGAGTTAGCTAACTGGGTGATTGAAAAAGCACCTATAGTTGGAACAGGATTAAAAACTGATATGCGTGCAGCTATGAGGGAAATGTTATATGAAGCAGGATTTGGTGCAGGATTAATTAATGCAATGGAGAATGGTTTAATAGAAGCTAGTTTAAATATAGATGTACAACGTCGTATATCTTTAGGCAATGTACCAGGTTCACAACAGATACGTGCAATAGCAGGTCTGTTAGGTTTAACCCCGGGCGGTAACCCAGCAGATTTTGCGGGGGCACCTGGCTCTGTATTCATGACAGCAATAAGAGAAGGTAGTCAAGCTATACGTGAAGGAGAATCCTTAGTTGATGTCGCATTTAAATCGTCACCTTTATTTGTACGTAATTTATATAAAGCGTATGATCAATCATTGGGTAAAGGATTTGTTGAGACAAACTATGGTAGTGTATTAGTAGATGATGCAAGTGTTATGGAAAGTGTATACCAAGCTATGGGCTTTGGTTCCGCTAGAGCAAAGAGATCACGTGAAGCTTTATATCAAGAGAGATTAAATCAAACTCGTAATAGTAATAAAAGAAAAAAAGTTAATGCACAAATTACAAATGCATACAGAGATATATTTATTGGTGCCAAGATAGGTGATAATAGTTTATCAGCTAAAGGTCAGATAAGATTAAATGAATTGACTAGAGATTTATTTGCATGGAATGCTAAACAAGATATAGAGAATATGATTTTCCCAGACTTAGAAAGACTAGTTGAGTCAGCATTAGAAGCAGTGTATAATGATATACGAATTGCTAATCAAAGCGGATTAAATATACAGAAAAATATAACGCAAAGAAAAGCGTTAGGTCTTGAGTAATTATCTTTTAACTAAGCTACCACCAAAGTAAAGTCCAACAATCGCACTCATTAAGTGAGTATCTAGTGGTGTAATAATTAAACCATTAAATGTTTTATCCATTACAACTTCTTTACTTTCAATTAAAAATAAAAACCCTCTAGTAAATTCTGTCCACGTTAGTACAACGGTAGTATCAAAAAATACTGGGGCAATCTTAGGCCATACAATGATAGCGCCAACAGCAGATAGTGCTATTATTCTTCGAGTGAATTGAAATCCTTTATCAGTAAAAGCCCGAGCCTTATCAATATGTTTCATCTGATTATCAGCTCTCGCTAATAACATTTTTTGTTCGTCTTGTTTCGCTTTAATACTTTGCGACCATATTGACATGAACCCACCTAATAAAGATGAGCCTAACATCGTAATCATTTCTACTGGTAATCCACCTAGCATATTATCTCCTTAAGTAATGCCCCCGAAGGGGCATCGGTTAGTTGTTATGGTGACGGAGGTCCGCCTGCTGTCATGTTATAAACAATGAATAAAACAATTGCGCAAATGATACCAGCTTTTAGCCAGTCCTTCATTCCCCATTCGTTCCATTCTTTAATCCATGACCACGTGTCTTTTAAAAGTTTCATGTTAACCTTTCATTAAAAGTTTACGAGCTTCGTCCAAGGATATCCCTGCATCAAAGCTCATTTGAGCAAGTTCTAGACCTTCATTAATTACTGAATCGTCTAGATATTGTGCCGCAATTTCAGGTTTGTTTTCCATTTTTATTATAGCCCTTACTACTGCGCCCAAATCGTTCTCTGTTATAGTATCAGAGCCAACTTGATCTTTAACATATTCATAATAGTTGTTTGTATCATTCTCATTATCAGGTGCGAATTGATTAATGATAGAAAATAAATCTCCATCAAATCTTTTTATCTTTGTCTTAAGATCTCTCCCAAGAGCACGCACTCCCATCTGAGGTGAATCAAATACAGCAAATCTATCTGCATATGTATCTCCAGTTTCTCCTGCATAACCCTGACCAATCTCTATATTGCCTGGGTTATTAAACATTGTAGGTTGTTCAGCTTCATCGTTATCTCTAGTCCAGAGATTAGCTATACCACCTATTATATCTTTAAGCATTATCTGATTTGTGTTCGCAGTTGCAACATTCGCACTGCCCACCACAACAAGAGCCACCACTACTGCAATGACATTCATGACCACAATTAATACAAGGCATTACTTAAATCCTTTTAAAGTTTTTGCAAAGCGTGCTCGTTGTCCTAATTTGCCAGGAGCCTTAGCCGCTTTGTTTAATTTTGATGCAGGTATTTTCTGACCTGCTTTAATACCTAATGCTTTACGTAATGCACCAGGTTTTTTAATAGCTTTCTTTATGTTAAGCTTTTTTTTCTTCATTATCTTCTTTAGGTTCTTCAACCTTTACAGCGTCTCCGCCTACTTTTACTATCCCTAATTCAAACTCAACGTTTGGTGTTAAAGGATTTTTAATTTCATTTTCCATGTCTACTCCTTAGTAATCTATTAGTATACCATAACAAGGGGGCAAATGCAACCCCTTACGTGCCCCAAGATACCCACGATTCTGTAGGTTTTTTAGATATATGTGGCTCACTTTGTACAGGTACTTGGAAAGTTATACCATATGTAGGGTGTGTAAACCATAAAGCTTGTTGTGGTTTTTCATATGCAAACCTACCAGATAAAGCGTACTCATCATACCCTTTGATTGAGCCATTAACTATAGCATCTTTCAAAGATATATACTGGTGAAAGTGACCCATAACTACGTAGTCAATAGGTTTCTTTTGATTGGCATATTCCGCCTTGACTTTCTGCACACCTCGTGCTATAGGCCCAAGCATTCCTACAATACCAGAGCCACCACGTACACCTAGTCTGTCACCATGTGTAAGTAAGTAACTAGTATTGTAAAGTTTATAGTATGCGTCATATGATGTAGGTATTAAGAATGTAACTCTCTTATCATTAGAGAAATACTTATCTAACATATTATATAACAACCAATCAAAGCTACTCTCAACTGCTTGCTTATGTCTGTATTGTTTATACATGCGACTGTGATTACCAATAACACATGGCACAAATACATTACCGAATACATTTGCTAGTTCTGTAATGCCCGAAGCTAATACATCTACTAACTCAATGACATGTTCTATACTTGTTCCGTCATTAGTCTCCACTAACTCATCATGTATACTACCACTTATCATATCACCACCAAGAGGTACAACTATACCAGGATACTTAGGGTTAACCATGTGATTAGTACACAAGTCGATGGCAGAATTAATTGTAAACTCTACACGCTTACGTCCTATCTTGCGATCGTATTCATTTAAGTTATTGACGTTTGATTTAGTTACTACCTCACCCCAATGAAAGTCCGATATGAATAACGTTGGGATTCCAGGTGCCCCCTTTGCGGGTGTGGATTTGTGTGTCCACTTAGGTGGCTTGGGTTCATGTTCAGCTAAACCAAATACGTGCTTACGTATAGCAGTAGCTGTTATATTTTCTCTAGCTAACTCATCTACTTGTTGCTTGAGTTCTTTTATCTGAAGATCATACGTGATCTTCTGTTCAGTTAAAGCTGCCTCAGTGCCTGGTGCTTTGAGTGTAGGCTTTATATTATTAAGCTTAGCTTTCTCCAGTCTACTGTTTAGAGTGGGTCTTGGTAAACCTAAAGCCCTTGATGCTTCGGATATATTTCCCTTAGCTAGAACTAGGGCGTTGACTGCGTCCTGTAATATGTCCGTCATTTATTATCTCCTGTAATAATATGTTACTCGTGTCGCCGAATGCGCATTTGAATCCCATATTTAATTCTCTCTCTACTGCAATAGGATGAAAGTATTCTACAAAGCTTTGCTTTGCTATCATACATTGTTCCTTCGTCTCAAATTTTAGTGGTATTGCTGCTGGCATGCATAGATCTGGTGCATCGTTTGGTAACGATAGAAAGCACACTAATACAGCTACTGTCCATGTCATAAATCTTCCTTGTGTATTTGGGCAAGACTTCGCCAATAGTCTTTGTCCTTTAGTTTAAGGTTCTTCCAGTATGGTTGAGCCTTTTTGTGTGTTGGCTTAGCTTTTCTATATAAGAACTGAGCCAGCCCATCGTACTTAGTTTTCACTGGATACTCTGGATGTTTCTTTAGTCTCATCAATTATCCTCCCGAAATTATCAACAAGCTTATTAATACGAGACTTGTCACCTGATGCAACAACTCGTCTTGAACCTATAAAGGTTCCGTCTGGTAAATCATTGTACAACCATGTGTCATGGTTGATCTTATAGTTTATATTAGTAATCATAGATGCTGCATCTTTTGCTTCTCGGATTGCTCCCTTCACATCTGTTTCGCCTCGTGATCTAGACCGTCTAGTTGCATCACGTTGAATCGCTCGGTACTTATCTAAGTACTCTTTCAATTCTTTCTCTGTAAATTTATTAATCTCTTTCATACTCTCTCCTTAAAAGCGAAAGGCTGAACAACTACTTACTAGTCACTCAGCCTTATCTGCCCCCTTAAAACTATTTCCTGTTTTATTATTTATGACAACAACTGAAAAATCTATTCATCCAGAGGATAAAAATAGAATGATTTCGATAACAGTTACTTTAGTTTCAATTATAATACTATCACAGTTTGGTTCTCGTGTCAAGACTTTTTTTCAGAAAGCCACGAAACCCAGAAAGCTAGAAGGCATCATCCCAGGTACCAGTAAGTGCGCCTTTTGCGTACTCAGTGCTACGATTCTCAAAGAAGTTGGTGTGTTCTACACCCCCTACTATCCAATCAACCCACTCTAATGGATTTTCTTTGACCCCGTAGTTAGGCTTCAAGCCTAGCTGTAAGAGTCTTCTGTCCGCAATATGTCTTATGTATTGCTTAACTTCATCTGGTGTGAGTCCTTCTACTGGGCCCATGTCAAAAGCTAAGTCAATAAACTTATCCTCTAACTCTACCATTTCTCTACAGATCTGGTACAGTGTAGCTTTAAAGTCATCATGCCATACGTGAGGCATCTCATCTAGTACACAGTGCAATAGCTTAATCATATTCTCTACGTGGTGTGACTCATCACGAATAGACCATGCGACAATTTGTCCCATGCCTTTCATCTTACCAAACCTTTGAAAGTTTAACAGCATAACAAAGCTAGCAAACAACTGAAGCCCTTCACCGAATGCTGAGAACACTGCCATGTCTCTAACAATCTTCTCTTCTTCTGTGCCCCCTTTGTTTCTCCACAAGTACTCATGCTTATCATTCATAGCTGTGATCTCTTGGAACGCACGGTAGTCTCTGTCATCCATGCCTACTGTATCATTCAGTAATGAATAACTATGAGCATGGTTAGCTTCACTTGTAGCTATAGCTGACAGCATCATTCTAATCTCTGGTTGTTTAAACATAGGCATATAGACATCCATGTATGCTTGCGCTATGTCTACGTCTCCTTGTGTAAAAAATGTTAGTATCTGTTTAACTAAGTTCTTTTCCCCATCATTCATTTTATGGTTCCAATCATTTACATCTTCATGTAATGGTACCTCACTTGGTAACCAATGCATCTTCTGTTGCATATCATAGGCTTCAAACGCCCACTCATATTTAAATGGTTTATAATAGTCTCGCGAATTAAATACACTCATTGTATCCCCGCTGCTTGTAATAGCAGTCCGCCTGTAACTGTTATTACATAAGCCATGACTACAATTTCTAATCCTATTATCATATATACTCCTCTCTTAAAATTGATTGCCCTATTATAAAAGGTATAGCGGGCACTAAACTATTACCTAGTCCTTTAAGTCGGTCCACCCTGTGGGGTATCCCATTAGCCACTCGACCCACACTGGGTTCAGACTCCCACCAGCTGTCCCAGCTAGTCGGCCTTTCTGTTTCATTTTCTCGTAGTTGCTGTTCGGACCTGCGTCCTTGTAATCCCTGGCTGTTGGTGTAGGAACTTTCTCCCACAAGCGAGGCTCTCTCACTTGATCCATTAACCTTATCTGAATTGGGTGACCGCTCGGTCTCTTCAGATGTCCTTGGTCCAATGCTTTCTGTATCCCAGGTAGATTCGATCCTCCTGCCATGTTGTCTGGTGTTCTCCATATTTGAATGGGCAATGATCCAGACTCTTTCTCTTTGATGGTTGGCGCCGACGCTCGAAGCTGAAATACTAAACGCCCTAACGGAGTAACCTTCACTCTCCAAGTCCTGTAGTACGGTGTCGAGACCGAGTTTAATGTGTCCACTAACGTTTTCTCCAATGACCCAAGTCGGTTTACATTCTTTGACAATCCTAAACATGTCTGGCCAGAGGTGTCTCTTATCTTTTTCACCGCGTTGGCTACCTGCGATGGAGAATGGTTGGCAAGGATATCCTCCCGTGACAATGTCAATGGGGGCAAGCGTGTCTTCTTTGATTTGCTCATACGTTAACTCCTTTATATCTTTATATTGTTTTACATTGGGCCAGTGTTTCTTTAAAACTTTACGTGAGAATTTTTCTATATCACAGAACGCTACTGTTTCAAATCCTCCCGTTGCCTCAAGTCCTAAGCTAAATCCACCGAGCCCACTAAATAAATCTAAGTGTCTAAGCATTATGCTTGACACATTACACATGATTCTTCGTCTTCCATGCTATCCTCTCTGACTTTACGCTCTACTTTAACAGAGATATTTTCTGCTCTCTTGATCGCCTCACTGCGACAGTAGTATAGAGTCTTTAGTCCTTTCTCCCATGCACGTTTATGTATGTTATTTAATCTTCTAACATTTACATCTGGTGGGAAGAATAAGTTTAATGATTGCGCTTGGCAAATATATTTCTGACGTTCACCAGCCAAGTCCACAATCCACGATTGGTCGATTTCAATGGCGGTTTTAAATAAATTTTTTTCTTGCGACGTGAGGAACTCGAGCGCATCGACAGATCCTCTACTAGAAATAATAGTCTTCCAAACATCTTTAGTATTCTTTCCTTTTGATTCAAGTAATTCTTCTAAGTATTTATTCTTAACTAAGAAAGAACCACTCATTGTTTTTTGTGTAAAGGCGTTGGCTCTTAAAGGTTCTATGCTAGGAGATACACCACCACATATAATAGAGCTACTTGCATTTGGCGCAATAGCTAACATGTGTGCAAATCTTTTACCACTTCCCTTCATGTCACTTGGCTCACCTCTTGTCTTACCTAATGATAGATTAGATTCTAATGCTTTATCATGTAAGTGTTTAAATATATTTTTATTAATACCAAAAGACATAGGGCTATTGAAAGCTATACCTTTTCTTTGTAGGTATGAATGGAAACCCATAGCACCTAAGCCAACAGATCGTTCTGCTTTTGCTGAGGCTACTGCTCTCCATAAATGGGAGGGGGCATTCTTAATAAAATATGTAAGTACGTTATCTAACATACGCATGATGTCATCAATGAATTGTGTATTATCTTTCCACTCATCATAGTATTCCAGGTTAACAGATGATAAACAACATACTGCAGTACGTTCATCGTTGGTTGGCAGGGTAATCTCACTACATAAGTTAGAGTGATGTACCTTTAAACCTTTATCTTTTAATTCTTTTGGTAATCCTTTATTAACTGTATCACTAAACATAATGTATGGTTCACCTGTTGATACTCTTGTCTCTAGTATTTTAATCCATAGTTGTCTAGCTTTAATTTCTCTTATAACTTTTTTGTTATGTGGGTCAATCAATTTCCACATCTCATCTTTCTCTAATGCTTTCATGAATTTATCGGGCACGTTTATACCATGATGTAGATTAAGATTTTTTCTATTCACATCACCACCACTAGGCTTACGCATTTCAATGAACTCTATTATCTCTGGGTGAGATATGTCCATGTAGCTAGCGTAGCTCCCACGTCTTGTTGCCCCCTGGTTAAACGCAACCATCTGGCTATCAACTACGTGCATGAAAGGTATAACTCCTGTTGTCTTATTACCTTTACTAGTAGATTGATCCTGCGACCTTATGTCACCCCAGTATCCACCGATACCACCACCTGAACTTGACAACCAAATATTTTCTGCATAGTGTTCTGATAAACCTTCACGAGAATCGGGTACATAATTTAAGAAGCATGAGATAGGTAGTCCTCTATCTGTACCACCATTTGATAGCACGGGTGTAGCAAACATGAACCATAGCTTCGATGAATAATCATATAGTCTTTTAGCATGAGCATCTGAATCTGCAAAAGCTGCGGCTGTCCTAGCTAGTGCTTCCTGGGGAGATTTTTCTTTGGGTAACATGTATCTATCTTTTAAAACTTCTTTACCGAATACAGTAAGAAGGTCGTCTCGTGCGAGATCAATCGTTGGTTTGTCAGTCATTTCGTCTTCCTTATTTGTGTTGTGTGAAAGCTCCTAGTATACCACACTATGAAGCCGTTGTCTATATCTATCATGTTAAGTTCCGTAAAAATAATGTCGAGTATTCAAACTTTTGCTCTTGACAAAAGACATCATCTAGTGTCTCAACTAAATCTAACTTTAAATTTTTATCCAGGTTCTTTACCACCTGCACCATTCTGATTTCTACCTGTGGATAAATCTTCTCAAGTACAGGACGATACAGATAGTTAAGCTGAACCCATGCTTTCTTTGTTGCTTTTAGCTTGCACTCTAGGACTAGTATAAACTTACGATCATTATTAGGTAGGACTATGATGTCGGGTTGACACCAACCTAGCCCACGCCTGTCCTCATACTCATACCATTGTCCATGTAGTACTTCCTCTCCATATAAAGCCTTGATGTAGTTGGCTATTCTATTCTCATAGATGAGCCCAGCTCTCTGGATACCCTTGATTCTTGGAGAGGAGATGAATCTAGGTTTATCCTCGAGAGCCTTCGCCCAACGTAGACCTCGGATTATATTGCGTCTTTTCTGCATAGGAATACCAATTCAGATTCGACACGGATATAACCAGAGTCTTCCATAGCTTGGATGTACTGTGTGATCTCCCCGGGCGCCATAGTCTTGTTCAAAAGTTGCCGTTTAAACAGCTTCAGACGCACGTGAGAGCGGTTATTGTTAAACACAGTAGTCTCCAACCAACCTTTCATATCATGAGCAATTTTACCAGTCTTACTCATGCCAAAACCTTCTAATGCCTTAGGCATATTCTTCTCTACATCAAACATAATCTCTTTAGTAAGAGCCCAATCACTAGCTGTAATTACCCTTGTCCCTCTACGTGAGGCAGATATAGACATAGCTACCTTGATAAAGTGAGATACTCTACGTTGATTGTACTCGATCATGTTAGGATCAGTAGGTTCTGGTTGTATATATTCTTGAAAATCTTTCTCGACTTCTTCATGTACCTCTGCATCAAAGGCAAATTGCCCATGCATTTTAGCTATCATACTAAGGTCATGTGTTAAGTCTTCGGCTATACTATCATCAATTCTTTTCTGATGTAAGCTTTGTGCTATCCTATGTCCTTCATGGTAGATAGGAAGTATCCTAGATAACAACCCTTGTGAAGCCGCATCCTCTGGTAAGTTATCCACAAACTGTTGAGGTGTAGCACATGCTATCCAGTTAAGACAAGGTCCTTTAATAAATTGTGATGAGCCTGTTTTAATTTGGTGACTGTAAGAATCTTTACTATCCCACATGTCAGTCATAAACATCTGTAAGTATTGGTGGTTCCTATTCATGAACGTACCAAACTCTGATGTACATAAAGTAAGTGATGAGTCATAGAACATATCTTCTTTCGGTGTAGCACAACGTAAGTCTAGTCGTGTAACCTTAGACATTTCTACTGCTAATTTTTCTGGTGTAATTCTATCTTGTATAATATGTAATGGGTAATTCTTTAAACCATATCTTGTTAACCCACTATTAAATTCATCATGATCTTCTTCTGTACCTACAGGTGTAGTAAGTTTAGCAAAGACTTTAGAGAACGGCAGGATGAGCGAGACAGATTTGTTTCTACCTGGTGGTGCAACTAGTACAACAAACATGTTAGGTCTGATATCATAGTTAGTCATAGACAACCAACACTTACGACCTAGTGCTCCAGCCACAGCAGAAATTGCTGTCCATGTAGAGAACCTATCTGGTATCGGACTACCTGTTGTAGCCTTTACACATGCCTTAATAAAATCTGTATTCTTACGCATTGGCTACCCACTTCTTTAAGTTTTTCCAAGAGTCCCCTACCTCTGCATCTGAAGGTATCACCATGCTTCTGCCTTTAACATCAATAGGATTTTCTAAACAATCAATTACCTTAGGAATTAAATAGTCTACCTTATCATTAGGACATTGACCTAAGACTGCATCATGCACCTGTCCTAATATTTCTACACCTTCTTGAAACAACTCAGACCATACTCTATATAATCCTTTGTTAAGTAAATCACCGATAGTAGATTGTGGAAGATAGGCTATAGCTTTTCTTGCATAGTGTTCATCATCTAACCTACCCCAGAATTGTCTGCGTCTACCGAACGGTGTAACTAAGTTACCTGTTGATTGTAGTTCTTTAATAACTTCTGTGTGCCATGTTCTTATACCAGGAAACGCACCAGCTACACGCACAAGTACTTGTGTGCCCGATCCAATCTTCTCTCCTAGTTCCATGAGTTCGTCGAAGCCCCCTTTCTTATCCTGTTTATGCCAACGTTCTAACGAGGCTAGTGGTACGATACCACCAAAGTATAAGAGTTGGAATCTTGTAGCATGTGCTACCTTAATCTTTGTATGTCTTGCTACTGTGTTAGCTGACGCACCATAGTTAGTACCATGTCCAGCCCTCTTACATACATCACGATAAGAGAAGTTACCATAGTAAGGTCGCTCTGCTAGTGTTCTATTCTGTGCATTGTCTTCTGTCCAACCCATGTTAGGCCAAACCATTTTAGCTACCTCAGTATGTAGGTCAGATGATTCAACGGCGTTGATGTAACCCTCATCACCTGAGAGGTATGCTGTTGCCCTGGATTCAGCTGCTTGTAAGTCGGCATAGAACATGGTACGTCCTCTGTCTGGTATGAACATAGCCCGCAAGTCCTTTGTAATATTCTGTAAGTTTGTACCTGTTCTCCAGGGACTCTCTGATGATGACCACCTGCCAGTTTCTGTACCCGCTACATTATATGAGCAACGGATACGACCGTCTTCATCACGTTTAGAAGCTAAGACTGATAACTGTTTATCTATATCACGCAATGCAATAATAGTTTTACAGAAAGGACGAGCACGAGGATACTCTTCTATCATATGTTCTAAAGCTTCACGATCAGTAGAAACTTTCTGTTTACCTTTGTCGTATTTAATTTGTACTGGAAGATTCAAGTACTCATAGAGCATGGACTTGAGTTGTGTTGGACTGTTATGGTTAAGGTCTTTATCCCATACAGCATTAGCAAAGAGGCTTAACATCCTAGCTAATTGTAATCTTTTCTTTTGTAAGGGGGCACGAATAATTGTGACTGCCCTTTCGTCTACGCGTAAGCCACGTAGTACCATAGAGATTGCAGGACCTAAGCTTGCTCTCTCAAATTCGTATGTCGATTTAGTAAAGTTGTCTAGTTGTGGGGAAAGTTTATTCCAAATTTCTGTAGTAAGTGTACAATCTAATCCACAATAAACCCATAGAGTTTGTTCTTCATTAAGTTTTAAATTCTTAATCTCTGTGTTCTTTATTATCCTCGCCATTATCTCTCTCCAATTGTTTCTTATGTAAGTCTTCCACTCGTTCTCCTATTTCACGAGCGATTGCCATGTAAGCTGAAGCATCCAGGTATGTATCTTCTGTACGCGACCCTTGCTTCAGTCTTGCTATCTTTAATAGACACATCATAACTGCTACGTCATGTGGGTTTATTTGAAAGTTAGTGTATGCTGACCATAGATTTGCTATGTTAACATGGTTAATTAATTTGTCTCCGTAATCTACTTGCCTGTCTCCACTAACAAGTTCACTTGCTTTTTTTAGTAACTCGGAACTTCTCCCTGTTTTTGTCATATTCTCCCTCCTTATATTTATCAAACTCTTTTCTTGCTCGTTGGTGGTCTACTGCTGCTAAGTCACATACGAATTTAAACTCGTCGTACTTATACTTCAACCACTTCTCGACTTCTTCTTTGTATTTCAAACCATCCTCGGACTTGCCCTTGTATGCATAGTCTTGAACAGCTTGATCTAATACGGCTCGCCATAAGTTGTAATGGTTTGCTATGTCTACTGAATCCTCTGGCATTGGTTTTACCGAGAATAACTCTGATCGTTTCATGTTTACTCATCTGCTTTGGTACTCTTTGAAAACTTGGCTAATGTTTTCCAAGCACTCTCATTGGTGTATATAGAGCCTAAGAAACCTAAACCTTTTTCTTGTTCTGGTTGCAGTGAATGTTGTGCGTGCATGGTATCATGTATGATACCTTTGACATGTATCTTTTGTTTGTGTGCTAACCATGACACATCGTATAATTGATTCTGTGCAACCTTAACTATCTTATCGTTCTCAAGAATATCTTTCACCCATTTCCAGGCAGTGATCTCATCAGCTGCATTCCAATAGTTTTGAGTGTCGGTATTCTTATCACGAAAAGGTACTACGATTGTAGTGTTAGGTGTAGGTGCAAAGCCTATGCATACGATAGAGCCTTCTGCTGTTTCAATATCGAATGCGAGAGGGTTGTTATGATTTGCTTCACTAATATATTTATTATAGAATACATCTAAGTCTTCGATGGTAGGTTCTATCCATACCTCTCTGACTGTGTGTTCTAATTTTTTAGTTAGAGATTCTTGCTTAGCTTTCTGTAAGTCAGCTACAACATGAGGTCTCCACTTGAAATTTTTAACGACAGAAACAGGACTGTATGTTGGCAGTACTTTATAAGGTGTAGTTAGGAGCTCAGTTATCAACGTGGCTCCTCTGTTCTTACCAATCTTAGCTAGTCCTGTCACTGCCCACAAAGATACTGAACCCATTGCGATAATGATATTTGGATTGGCTTCTTCTATTTCTTTGTGTAACCTTTGAATGTCTTGCTCATATTCTTGCTTAAGATATCCTTCACTTGTTGGGGCGTAAGGTGAACGCCACTCGGTTGTCTTACATAATCTTTTGTATTCACTTCTCTTATGAAAGAAGTATTGTGCTGTGTTCTGGTGGGGTTTTAATTGTATAGTGTGGGTGAGTAAACAGTTGTCGAGGTTGATACCTGCAATGTCACAGAGTTCGGCAAATACTTTTCCCGTGCCCCCACGCAGGATTGTATTAGCGATTGTTTCACTGTTGGTAGGGTACTCGAATACGAACGCAATCTTACAAGCCTCGGCTGATTGAGGCTTGCGTGATGATACTCGTTTATATACTGCATACTCACCCATAGGACTACTTCTTAATTATCCTTTTGATGGACGCTTGAAGTATGTCCTTGTTTCTGCCAACCATTTCATGCTTGACAATACCACTAAAGGTCTGACCGATTGCTTGTTCAAGCAACTCACTGAACGACGAACCGTCGTCCATTTCCAATCCCTTTAATAGAAAGGCTTTCAATGACAAAGCTGGATTGCTTTGTTGCATTGCTTTTGGTGTAGCCCAGAACTCAATACGAGTTGGCTCGGCATTTACCAAATCCGAATCTGCTAAATCAGATTGGATCACACCAACGGCTTTACAATTCATGCGTACCAATGGTGTTTGATTTTCCCCTACCTTATCCGAACGATAAGAAGTGATAGTGAAATCGTAGCTACCTTCTGGTAGTGTTACTGATTCAGGTATCTCACCTGGGGTCATGTTTAAAAAGTCTAAAACATCTGACATCATTTACCTCCTGTGTCTTTGTTCAATTTGCTTTGAGCATTCTTTTGAATAGAATCAAATAGCTTAGCTAAATCACATTCAGTGTTAGCTTCAACACGACTAGGTGCTGTTACTTTCAAATCCATCTTGTGATCTGATACTGTTCTAAGGGTTCGCTCCGTGCCCTTACTTGAAGACCGTGTGTCGATCCTACATACACAGTTAAAGTATCTTCCTATTTTGGTGGATAGTTTAGATCCTACACTCGTTGGGTATGCTTTGGATACACCTAAGTCTCCTTCCATGTACTGCATATGCGTAGTTACTACTACGTTACACGGTACTTCAGAACCTGTTATATATTGTATGATATGTTGTACATCCCTTGCGGCTGTACCCCATTCTGGTTGACTAGGTTGGTCGGTTGGTTTCTTATTATTAAAAACCAGGGCACCACGTAATGCTGCCTCGCCCATCAAAGTCAAGCTGTCTATAACAAGTACATCTTTATTAGTCCAGTTCTTAACTGAACCAAAATCTTCGTCGCCATCCTTCCAGTTAGTAATCATTTGTACACCCTTACGGAAAGCTGTTGCTTGTCCTAAAGAATCTTTACAAGTAACAAAGGATACATTCTTAACTGCATCTTTATTTAAAAACTCTGGAAGAATAGATAGACCGTCATCAAAATCTAGGATACGTAAATTGTATCCAGCATTTGCAAGCGAGGCTAGTGCTGTGGTTTTACCCGAACCACTATCCCCTACCAACATAAGCTTTGTATACTCTGCTGACTTGTGTGTTTTAATGTTTGCCATTTTTATCTCCTGTGAAGTTAACATACTAACATGAATTGCTTTCCGTGTCAATACTTATTTTATTCTTTCATCAATAATTTTACCAATTACAAATACCATAAGTGTAATGAGTAATAAATCTGCTAGGATTAATCCCAACAAAATGTTGACGATCATGATACCCACCTTAAATACCAACCAACTAAGTCTATTATACTTAATATAATTATTATATTTAATAGAGTAGTGGTATCCGAATACCATTTATCTCTTTGATATTTATTCTTTTTATTATACTGCTTCTGCATAAGCCTCCACTAAATCTGGATGAGGTTGTTTATCGAAATCATTATCCAGGAAAAGATTACGACGATCAGGTGAAGCTGAACAAACTTCTTTAAATCGACAGCCACCATAGTTGTTACAAGCAGTGAAATCTGCTGGGTAATATTGTTTATTAAAATAATTTGTTGATGTATCTAATGTATGCATTGCATCTTTATACCATTCCATTATTAAATCTGTTGGTACATTGTATACACTACGATCAAACCTAGTGAAGTGAACACCTGTTTGTACAGCATCAATAATAAATCCTGCTACGTCCAGACCTAGTACTTCCCTGGCAGCCCATAGATAACTGAACACTTGATTGTTCGGCATGAAGTTACCAAAGTAATTAGAGTTAAGTGTTGTCTTCGTTGTCTTAACATCACATAGATATAACTTACCTTCTAGTTGTACCACCTTATCAATACGACCAGAGAATCTGTACTCTCCATTACCAAAGGGTACTTCAAACCTTTGCTCAAGACAAGGCTCGCCATCTGGCATGGTAGCTATTTCAAATAGGTCTTCCCAAAATTCTTCTGCTCTCCAGGTAACAGCTCGTAAAGCTGCAGTCAACCCCCGTGCCTTATCTTCTGATAAGTTTAAAGCCTCACCAAATTCCAGGAGCACATGCTTTATAGCTGCTACCACAGCTTCATCCTTTGTTGCCCCCTTGAATTTCTGAATGTCAAGGACTTCAAGTCCTTCGTGTACAGCAGAACCAAAGCCTGTTGCCATGCCGTATGCTTTAGACTTATACCCTTGTAGGTTAGTCCAGTTGTACATACGGGGGCATGACAGGAATGATGATAGACTTGATGTATCCCATATCTTTTGAATAGGGTTACCGTCTTGTAGTATAAACTTCTTTAGTCTATCTGGTTGTTCCATTATGCCTCCTTAACTAGCATGTCCAATACATTTGTTTCGTATTGTTTAGGTTTAGTTCTTGATGATTTACTGGTGATACGTTTACCTGCCTTCTCTGTTGCTCGGATGTTTTCCCTGGTAGCACGTAAGTAAGTAACAATAGTTTGTATATCTTCCTCACTCTCTGCTAATTCCAATGGATCTTTATCTAACAAGTCGACAGGTATAACTAACTCATCTTCTTGCTTTACTTCATCAGTCATTACTCTCTCCTAACTTTGTAAAGTGTGGTTCGTTTTGACCAGGTACTACGTTGATGGCACGTAACTCTGCATCTGGAATAGTAACTAATCCTTGTAAGACATATGGTATTGGGTATCTACATACATACTTACGTAGTTCCTTGCTCCATTCTATTTTACATTTCTTAAATATTTCTTCAGCATGTTCTTTAGAGTCAGCCTCAACTAACCAATGCTGTGTATTCATATGTGATGTTGTAATATCGTATTGCATATCTCTCCTTATTTTATTGTTAATAGTATCACAGATAGAAAAAATGTCAAGCTAAAAGTTTAACAAAATTCCTACTGCAAATATAAACATGGCTATTGAATTGACTGTCATCAATGCTCGGTCATGCCACATGTAACCGACGATAAACCAACCAGTTACTCCACCTAAATGGAAGAACAAATTGAGTGGGCTTATCTCTACTGCTGTTAACACCATGCCTATGATGATGATAATAGAAGCAGTCCATTTAACATACCAGGATTTGCCATGACCCGGTGTTATCTTCTTAAAAGTTTGGTTCATATTCGTGCCCCCTTTCATGTAGTTCCTTATAGTATTCATACAACTTTTTAAATTCGTGGTATGCTCTCCACCTATCTTCAAACTCTGCATTGTACATTTCATCTTCCCAATGTTTCATTCGTGTAGGTACATGGATTATTCTTTTATCCATACTCTCTCCTAATGTAATGTTGGTTTAATTAGAGACCCATTCTCTAACCAATCTACCTCGTCAAGTTCATTGTCTTTTGTGAACGCCTCAACCAATGGACCTTTCTCCAGGATTGTAGCAACAGCGCTGCTAAACATATGCAAGGTGCTCATTGTTCCTGTTCGCATAAGTAACATACGCAAACCTAACTCTAACATAGCACTGTTAATAATATCCACAGGATATTTCTTGGACAGTTCTGTGATAGGCTCACGCATTTCTTCTATACATTTAGTAAACATATCTTCTAGTTTATCTTTCTTCATAGTTGCTTTCCTTCATCTGTCTTTAATATTAAAGGTTGTTGTTCTAATGATGATGTAATAACTACATCACCACCCTTCTCTATAATCTTAAGATGATTATATTTATTCTCATCTACTGATTCATTATCTTTCATTTGTATTTTAAATGACTTAATAAATCTATGCATACGCATACGCAAAGCAAAGGTGTTGTCGCTTGGTATCTCTACCCTAGGTTCATCTGATTCAGATGAATCTAGATACTCAACTGCCCTATCTAATGCGTCTGAAATATCTGTCGACTGCAATAGGTTCTGCGTCTTCGGATTCCATGCCATTGGTAGCCTCCTCTTGTTGTAGTTCATAGTCGTCTTGGTCTAAAGTCAAATCATCTATGTTTACTTTCGATTGACCAGTTGGTATCTGTACTGAGTAGCCATCCATTACAAAGTCTCCTTCATCCAGGATGTCTTCATCTCTTGGCGTTGCTTCCCGCAAACCTACACCCTTACTCCATTTACTTTTCTTTTTCTTTTTCATAATCTTTTTTCCTTACAAATATATAAACTGTGAAACATAGAAAACCGAACGTTACTATGTTGGGGGCAAAGAAGAAACTCAAAGCTCCCATAATATAAAATCCATACACACATATGTATGTTACCAATCCACCGAGTGTTGCCATTCTTGGTATCCTTTCTCCTCAATAATATTTCTTAGTGATAGCTGTGAATCTGCCACAGCACCACGATTACAGTTAACAAACATCAACGCATTAGTGATGTCGCCTTCTTCATTAATAATATCTGCGATGTGTGGTGTGTAGTTCGCATTGGTTTCCATTTGATTAATACATTCCACTGCTCGTACATCACACTCATACAGATGTCCTTTGATTGACTTACCTTCTGCTTGTCCGTAGTCAAAGAACACAATAGGAAATGCGTCAGCATAATCCCTCATCTGAAACACCGAGTGTATGGTATAGTATTCTCCCATAAACTTGGATCGCTTTGTCAGTTCCTCAAGTCTGCCCCCTTTCTTTAGTGTACCATAAGTAAACAACCTTGTATTATATGGTGTCGATTGTAGTCCTTTTGCCATTTTCGTACTGCTCAATTCTTCCTCCTTCAAGATGTTGTATTTCTGTTATACAATTAGTAGGGATAACTGCACCCCCACCACCTGTCTTACTCTCCTCATCATAAGATGAGATAGTCACAATCTTACCACCGAAGTCTGTAAGTATCCACCCCACAGTTTCGACAGGTCTTAATTGTTGTTGCCTTAATTCAGACAACTCTTGCCATGTGTTATCATCTGACATTGCATCAAGCCATTTGATTTTCACTAAGTCCATTGTGTTTAGCATAATTATTTCTCCTTGTCAATGGTTTTCTTTTTCATTATCTCTAAGACCTTTGTCTTAAAGTCTACTACATTACCAGGAAACTCTGGTGATGAGTCAGGGAACTTGGGCTCCACTATGTAAGAGCCATTCTCTTTCCATGTCCTACTTGTCTGCTCTCCTTCGTTGTCAAGCACTCGTTCCCAGGCATCGTCCTTGCTGGTCGCCTCTACTTCGTAGGTACACTCAAGTGTTTCCCAAGTTGTTACATTATATTTCATAGCCATTCCTTTCTTCTCGTCTTTGTCTTTCTAATTCTAACTCAAAAGTTTCCCAGGTATCATCTGCGTTACCTGCAGCTTGCGGCAGCTCGGCTGCAATCCTGGATGCTCGTCTTCTTGAGGCTTCTAGTCTGCGTCTAGCCTTATCTCTTTTCGCAATGAAGTTAGGGTCAATACTAAACAGCACTCGTCTGCCTACCTTACTAACCTTAACACGATAAGGCTCAGCGTCTACGAGTTGTTGGTTGAGCCAGTTATCCCACTTACGCTTATGTTCTTTGGCGTGTACTGGGTAGCGAAGTCGGTAATACCTGGGCTTGCCATCAGCATTGACAGGTCTGATGAATGTATCAATCACATCAGTACCACTTCGTATGCACTCCTCATCTATGACATTATCATCTTCATCATAGATAGGGTCGTATAGTGGGGATTGATACCTAATTTGTTCTGCCCCCTTGATTAGTGGATTCATCTTAGTCTCCTTTTGCTTTGCGTTCTAGTGTCATGCGTACATCATGTACGATAACGAAAGTCCAATAAAATAATGGTAGTGAAATCACTCCACTCAAATAAATAATAATAGATAGTAACATAACTTTGTCTCCTCGTCAATAGTTTTCTTCGACTGAACACCGAAAGAACTCGGCAGAACACAGGGGTTACCACTTTTGGTGAACAGGCACACCCCTCTCTAATATACGATTTAAAATATATATATATTTTTATATATACTATATATAGTATAAGGGTAGTGTACCCTACACAAGACGACCTCGTGCCACCTCATTGTAATATTGGTAACCCTCGTGTTCACTCGGTATTATTCGGTGATCACTCGAGTTAGATCCTGCAACACCATGTTGCCTGTATAATCCAGGTAAGTGCAGCTACGCTGCCGCATCAACTCTTTCCTGGATAAATGTGGTGCTAAGTTATCATGATGTTCCCACCATGTTCTTGCTGTTGCCCCCTCATTAAAGATTTGCCAATGATTCTGACTATTTAATCTCATAGCTTTGACAGGGTGTGGTTGATAGTACATAGGTTTACCTAATTCATTCCCATTACTTTGCATGTTCCATGTAGGAAATTTTCTGTGGCTTTCATATCTGAATGTGCCATGTGAATTAGGGTTAGCTTTGACTAAATCAAATGTACCATTGTCTTGATAAGACTTTACAAGACTTGGATATGATTGCCAAAATGTAGCACCATACCGATAGAATAGTTTGTTGACTAGACTATTTACTTTTCCCTTATCCTCTGACATTATGTTATCGTACACATCTTGCGTTAGTTCAGTGCCTTTGATAGCTATGCCATAGTCTTTGTCGGTGTATAGTGAGAAAGGTTTTCGGCGAAACGAAGTTTTCTCTGGGTCAAAGGGGTGTTGGCACACCCCAAATTGTACATCTTTTAAATAGACTTGTCTAATTAGTGTTGTCCACTTTAACTTATTAGACCCACCACTTCTGGTAGTTATCTCATAAAAGTTTTTAGTTTCTAAATCAAATCTAAATATAGTCATGCTACTTCCCTTCCTTTACTTCCATGTTGTATACTAAGTCGTTAACCCACTTAGCTGTACCTGTTGGATTCTCTATGATGAGGTCATAGATTTCTTCTGATGTCATACCATAAAAATCATTCTCATCTATATCAGTTCCATTTTCATGTATGTCTCTTGGTGGATTGACATAGTTCTTGGTAGTGTTGTTACTCTCTATACCTCTACGATAGATTGGTGTGCCAGAGTAATGACCCATGCCACCATAACCCCAATCATCATCTTCATAAGTCCACTTGTTCTCTATCTTTTTTAGAGTGTCAGTATCTTCATCATACTTGTAGTCTCTAGACAAAGCATAGTTACCTCGTGGCTCTAATGAGTATGTGTTTGACAACCACATATCATCTGTGGTCTTGCCTTGTTCCTCGTTGATGATAGTAAACTCCTCTGTCTTACTATCCAGGAATAAGAGCTTGTCGCTACCAATCATATCAGACAACATCTCTTGCCAGTCTGGATTGTATAGTAACTCTGGCTCATTGATTAGTTGTGGTCTGAGTATCCACTTGACAAACTGATGAGTGTCAGATTTGTTACTGTCAATCATAGGTGTAGGTAACTGAGGTCCGTTGTGCATGAGCCATATATCTCTGTTACTTTCCTCTTTAGTCAATACCTGGTAAGGGTGTGACATAGCTTTGCTTGACTCCCCATTGGTATTGAATCTGAAATGTAAACCCATAGGCACATCTAGATTTTTGTAGCTATCCCATAGCTTGTTGATAGACTTGAATGATTTTGGCTTACCCAATTTGTGAACATGAACTTTGCCCTTGTTGGCAAACATAAGTCCAAACCCATCATCATTATTTAAGTATGCACAGTTCATCATATTCTCTGTGATTACTTCTGGTTTTGTAGCTTGTATAATTAAGCACATAATATAACTCCTTTTCAGTTAAGCTATTTCTTTTAGATTGTTCTGCTCATCAGACCAATCAACACTACGACTTGGCTTACCTATGCAATAGGATTTTCTTGTTAGCCAACCATAGAATATCTTATACTCACTTCGATTTTGTGGTAACTCCATGTATCTTATGAAGTCTTTATAAGATAGTTTTGTCATGCTTGTAGTCTTACTAAACCCTACTAAAGCATGGACAAATTCCATTACTCTAAACAAACCTTGCTTTGCAAGATTGCCCTTGAATATTCTAAACTCTATTGTATGTCTGTGTGACATATTGACAGCTTCATATTTCTCAGATGAATTGACAGCATCAGAAATCTTTTTGCTAGATTTCTTTGCCCATTGGTCTGAATTGCGACCTGCAATATGATTCACAAACTCCTCGTTTTTGTAGTCATTGATAAAGACAAGTAGCTTACCAATATCAAGTTGTGTTAGATGATTCCTTGATATGTGTATGTGCATACCTGTTGTATCAGTATTCCAGGATTTGAGGTGCTTGATTGCAGCTCCATTCAAAAATGTATCCCAATTCTCTCTATGAGCATTGAGTGTGGCTGGTGCTGTAACAATCTCAAAGCCATTGGATAGTGAGCCATCAGATTTCATAATAGCAAACTGTCCTGTCTTACCATTATAAAAATCATTGTGTGTCATTTCTCCAATCTCGTAAGGACAATTATTTCTCCTCTCAACTTCTAACTCTACACCCATATATAAAGGGTATAGTTCTGTCCTGTCCTTGTCTGATACTTGGTAACTACAATGCGACATTACATCTTCATTGTATTCATAGATATAATCATCATGTTGTGATTCAGATTCCTCATCATAATAATCATCTTCGCTTACATAGGTATCTCTATTTTCTGAGTATCTATAATTGTCAATACAATTAGAACATATTGGATTATCATCATAAGCCCACCTTATATCATCTTCATATTCCCAAGCACCACAATCTTCACACTTTTGAAAGTGGTCAATACCATGATTGAAAAGTGTATTAAGTCGTGAGTATCTTGTTCTATCATTTCTGAGATAGAATCTATTTGTCAATAGCCTATCAATTTCATTAAGGAAATCAACCTCTACCTCTCTATCACAATATTTTATTTCATATATCATATCGTATAGAGTGAATTCTGTTCCCCACTCTTCACTTCTTAGTTTTGATAGTAAAGTCATTTTGTACCCCACTTGTTCAATAGTTCGTTAGTGATTGCCTGTTCCTCTTGAATAGACAACTCATCAACATCTGAGTCCAGGATTTGTTCGTCTTGTATTTCCTGTTGGTCAATAACCCAGTCAGTAAAGCTCATAGTTCTTTTAGTATCTGATTTAATAGGCATAATTAAACTCCTTGTATTATCAGATTATCAGTATCAAATTCTACTGACACCATGTCAGTATTAAATGTTGCCGACAGTTTACGATTATTAATATCTATAATCGGTCTTTTTTCAGTACCATTTATTTTATGTGTACCAAACTCATCAAACTCTATCATAATATAATTCTTTGCATAACTTATATTATATCTCTTATCACATATAAAAGAATTGTCAAGTAATCTTTTACCTTCTATCCACAATCTTTTATTACCTCTATGCGTTCCTAGTTTATACTCAAATACTGTTGCCATATATACCTACCTCTATGTAGTTTCTGAATCTTTGCTCGTCAAATCTCTCATTAGATTCTTTAGCAATATAACAATAGTTATCAATCTGATGACCTATTGTCATTAATTCAATAGTATTTCTTTTACAGTTCTTACTTAATTGTATAAATTCATTTGCTCTTTTTGTAAAGTCTTTTCTAGTCAGCATATTAATTCTCCTATTAGTTTATATATACTATGTTATCGTGAGTATCATACTGAAATTTATTCATATCAATACTATCCAACTCTAGCAATTTGCTCATCAAATCAGTTTTTTGTAGTTTCACATAGTAGCCTTCATCATAACTTAATACTACATATCCATACACATAATAACAATTTCTTAACAATCTTACTAATGTCTTTTTATCTTTAATATCTACTGTATTCGTTTCCATTTTAACCTACTTTCATTTTATTTAACTTACTTCTATATTATTACACTTGCTTGTCAAGTTTTATTTTTTAAGCATATCTACATTTATTACTTCTACCCCCTAACATTGAAAAACCTCTATAAGCACTTGAAATTGGATAGTGTATTCTTGTGTCAAGGTCTTTAAAACTCTCTTCTTTGTAATTAACTTCAAACTTTTTCTTTTCAATCTTTGTGAAAGTTATGGCTTTAAACTTTCGTCTTGGCTTTTTATTTAACATCATTAAACCTTTGTTTAACTTGGTTAAGGGAAGGTAACAAGCTAATCTTTTTATCTTCCATTATTACAATCTATATTATTAAAATCTAATTGCAATAGTTAATTTGTTGTATTTTTGCAACAATGTGGATAACCTGTGGATAAGTTTTGTTTCATATTGTGAAACATTTAGGGGAAGGTATATGGCTTAAAGCCTAGAAAAAAGAAAAGGGCGAAGTTTAAACTATTCCGAAAAAATGTCAAGCAAATAAAGTGCGACACATTGACGCACCCAGGATTTGGGGTAAATGAGAACAAAACGAGAACACCCATTTTCCTCAGAAATGACCAAGCACCACCCCCCACCCAAAAAAACTAGACGCCCAGACATATATATAATGCATCTCAAAAAATTTTAGCAAAAATTTAGACTATTTTTCCCAGGGAAAAGTTTGCGGCAGATAGGATGCCCCCTTTAAATTGCGGGGAGGCGCGTTATATTTGAGAGAGTGAACGCTACTTAATCCTCCCCGTCTTACAGGAGACGTGTGGCGTGAACCACACAGGGTTATTGTACAACATTTACTCTTGCAATACAAGTATAAATGTTGTATACTACTTCTATGACTAAAGCAACTAAGATGCAACAACCTGACTCAGAGATTAAGTTAACTCCCCAGCAGGAAGCGTTCTGTAATGAGTTCATAAAAGATCTCAATATCAAACAAGCCGCCATAAGAGCAGGCTACTCTGAGAAGCACGCAGCGAACAACGCATATAAGTTAACGAAAGACCCTGCGATTGTAGCAAGGATTGCCGAGCTAAAGTCTGAACAAACAAAACGTACTAAAATTGAAGCGGACGATATACTTAGGCGCCTAGTACGTATCTCTGAAAAGACTGAACAAGAAGGAGATTACAACGCGGCTATCCGCTCCTTAGAACTTCTCGGTAAACATCAAGCGATGTGGACTGACAAGTCTATTAATGAGACGACTGTAACAAATGCGTTTGCTACAGGAAACTCACAGGAGGACATAGCGAGAGATGTCGAACGTCTCAAACGAATAGCAGCACCAAAGATTAAACAAATAAAATAAGGATACAATATGCCAGGAGCAGTAGTAATAGAAAAACAAAAGAAGGATGCAAAGAAACCTAAGTCTAGAGGAGAAATAGCTAAATCAAAAAGTAAAGCTAATCTTGATAGACGTACAAAACAGAATATGAAAAATTCCGTAGATAGACCAAAGCAAAAACAAAAACCTAAAAAGAAAAGTTTTGTAAGTAAAATTAAAGATAAAATTTTTGGAAGCGGAAGCAAAGCTAAAGCTAGTACTATTAAAAGAAAAGACAAACCAAAGAAAGAAACTTCTAGAGAAGCTAATGCAAGAGCTGCAGGTGTTACTGGCAAAATGCCAGGAGCTAAAGACAGCCAACTAATGAAAGCGGAAGCAGCTAGAAGAGCAAGATCAAAATCTAAAGCAGCTAAGAAAAAAGAAAGAGACAGCAGAGCGGATGCAAGAGATGCAAAACGTGGTGGATTTATTTCCGCTAATGCAATGAGATCTTCTGCAAAAAAAGCTAACAAAGCTCAAGCTGATAGAAAGAAAAGAAAATCAGATGAACTAGTTTCTAGAGGAAGGAAATAATATGCCAAACTATACTAATCCAATTGGAAAAGGAAAACCACCTGGGGCTTTAAAGAAAAAGTATACAGCCAATCCATTTTCAGCAGGTGCAAGCACTATGAAAAAGAAACCAAAAAAAAGAAAAAAATCTACACCTTCGGGAAAGATTAAAAAACCTCCTGTTAGAAGAAGAGGAGTATAGTGTCTAACCAACGCAAAGACATGGGCGTTGAAGAAGCTAGAGATTTTGTTCAAAGTAAGTCTCAAGAGTTCGTAAAGAAATTAGCCGCGGGGGCATTGGGTTATGGTGTTAGTAAAATACCAGGCGCAACCGAAGGTTATCAAAAGATCAAAGAGAAAGTTCCTAAAGGTTTCTCAGCGAGCTACGATCCCAGCAGTGGTAAAATCAGTGCAGGATTTAAAATAAAATTTTAGGGAGGAAAGCATGGCTATAAAAGAAGTTAAGTCACATCCAGTAAATGGTCCTTACAATAACACTAGATATACATCTAGTGCTAAAGCAGGTAAGAATGGAACATATACTTGGTCGACTCAAGCAGAAGACTATGACTACAATAAAGGCGTACACGTATTTGATATTTATAATTTACCAGATGGTGCTACACCTACTATTGGAGAGACAGTCAAAGTTTCGAATAAAAAGAAATAGAACCAACTAACACAGGAGATAGTATGGGTACTCGCGTATTAACGCCAACACTAGAGGAATACGACGCGTCCAATCCTCCGACAAACCTATATATGCAGTTAGCATTATGGGGCGGAATTGCGTATGTCGTTAACAAGTGAAGATAGGGATGCAGCCACAAGGCTAGCCATCCATCAAGCAAGGGACGATCTCTTAGCGTTTGTAATGCTAATGAATCCTTCTTTCAGTATTGGTCCGCATCACAGAGTGTTGTGTGACCAACTAATGAGATTAGAGAAGGGTGAGACGGATCGTCTCATGATTTTCATATCACCACGTTCCAGTAAATCATTAATCACATCTACATACTTTCCAGCATGGGCGCTCGGTCGTAATCCATACTGGCAAGAGATAGCAGTATCACACAGTGATGACTTAGCTACAAGGTTTGGTCGTGCTATTCGTGACATCATAAACACGGATGCATACAAATCTATATTCCCACAAATAAATATTCGTAAAGATAACAGAGCGGCAAACTCATGGGCGCTTGAACATAAGAAGAAACAAGCAGGATCTTTCCTAGCGGCTGGTTCTGGTTCAGGTATTGCAGGGTTTGGTGCACACTTGGCAATCATTGATGACCCTATATCAGAGCAAGATGCCTTCTCAAAAACTAGACGTGATAGTTTAAACTCATGGTATGCCTCAGGTTTACGTACAAGGCTTATGCCTGGTGGTAAAGTTGTACTAGTTATGACAAGATGGCATGAAACAGATCTAGCAGGTTATTTACTTGAGCAACAAGAGTCAGCTCCAATGGCAGATAAATGGGAAGTAGTACGCATACCTGCCCTAAATACTACAGAATCTTTAGAAACTTTAGAACCTGCACGTAAAAAGCTAATAAAACAAGGATATTTGTCCCAAGATTTTACTAAATTACAGCTAGGTGAGTCCTTTTGGCCTGCACCTGACAAAGAAGGTGGGTTTTGTTGGACAACTTCGGACATAATTAGGACTAAAAACAACACGCCCGGGTTTAAGTTTGATGCATTGTACGGACAATCACCTTCATCAGAAGAAGGAAACATAATTAAAGCGGAATGGTGGCAGGATTGGACTAAGGATGACGCACCTGAGTGTGATTATATTATACAATCATGGGATACAGCGTTCTCAACTAGGACAACAGCCGATTATTCTGCAATAACTACGTGGGGTGTATTTGGGGATGGGATATCTGCCCCCAATTTATGTCTATTAGGAGCAGAAAGGGGCAGATGGGACTACCCAACGCTACGTCAAAAGGCGATAGACAAGTATGAACAGCATCAACCTGACTCAATACTCATAGAGAAGAAGGCATCGGGGCAATCTTTGATACAAGACTTGCGAATGACAGGACTTCCTATCTTTGAGTTTAACCCAGACAGAGATAAAGTGGCAAGAGTGTACGCAATTACTGCATTATTTCACAATGGTAGAATATATGCACCGCATGACAGAACATGGGCACATGAAGTCATGGAAGAAGCTAGAGTATTCCCAACAGGTAACCATGATGACTACATGGATACAGTATCACAAGCTTTATTGTGGATGCGTAACGGCGGTTACATAGAGCATAGTGACAATACATGGGTTGACAAGGCAGAACAAAGAGTATATAATAGAAAAGAAGCAGCATATAGTAAAAAACGTGGACTTTACTATTAACAAGGATACGAAATGGCAATTGAAAAACAAATAGATTTAGAAGAAGTAATATCGGGTGTACCTATGCCTGATGGTACTGAAGAAGTAGAAGTAGAATTAACAGATGAGGCAGAAGTAGAAGCTGCTGAAGCAATGGGTCTACTTGACGAAGAAGAAATGATAGAAGATGAGTTCGATGCTAATTTAGCAGAACTTATATCTGAAGAAGATTTACAATTAGTAGCAAATGATTTAATAGATGGGTATGAACGTGACAAAGAATCACGTAGTGACTATGATAACATTGCAGAAGAAGGTGTAACTCTACTAGGATTTACAGACGAACAAGGTGATGAACCTTTTCCAGGTGCATGTGGAGCAACTCACCCTGTATTAGCACAAGCAGTTGTAAAGTTTCAAGCAAAAACATATAAAGAATTATTTCCAACAGAAGGTCCTGTCCGTACACGTATTATCGGAATGGATACTATGCAAAAACAAGAACAAGCAAGTCGTGTTCGTCAGTTTATGAATTGGCAAACACAAATACAAATGCCAGAGTATGGTCCTGAACTAGATCGTTTATTATTTTATGTATCATTGTATGGTACAGCATTTAAGAAAACATATTGGGACCCAACATTACAAAGAGCACGTACAGAATATGTTAAGGCTAGTGATTTCTATGTAGATTACTATGCATCTGATTTAGAAACAGCAGAAAGATTTACACATAGATATGTACTCTCACAAAATGAAGTTAGAAAATTACAAATAGCAGGTATGTTCCGTGACATTGAAGTTATGGAAACTGAAATTGATGAAGACGCAGCTACAGAAACAGCAAACGAAATTGTTGGTAGAAATCAACCAGGACAATTAGATGATGAAGTAGAAATTTTAGAAATACATGCGAATATAGATTTACCAGGTTTTGAAAATGAAGATGGATTAAAACTTCCATACATTGTTCACATGACCAAAGACCAGCAAGTATTATGTATACGAAGAAACTGGGATGAAGAAGATATGTTAATGAAAAAGAAAATGTACTTCACTCATTACACAATGATTCCAGGTTTAGGTTTTTATGGTTATGGATATTTACACTTAATAGGCGGTCTTACTAAGACTGCTACCTCCTCTATGCGTCAACTTATTGACGCTGGAACCTTTGCAAACTTACCAGGGGGATTCAAGGCACACGGTCTTCGTGTACTTGCCCCTGATGAGCCTATATCGCCAGGTGAATGGAGAGAAGTAAATAGTCCAGCAGGAGATTTGGCTAAGTCATTACAACCATTACCGTTTAAAGAACCATCAGGAACTTTATTTAATTTAATGCAATATGTTACTAATCTTGCAAAAGAGTTTGCCGATGCGACAGATAGTGTAGTAGAACAAGGTTCTAACTACGGTCCAGTCGGTACTACAATGGCTTTGTTAGAGCAATCTTCAAAGTTATTCAACGCTGTGCACAAACGCTTACATGCTGCTCAATCCAAAGACCTGCGTATTCTCGCTAGAATAGATAGCGAATATCTTCCAGATATGTATCCTTATGAAGTCGCAGGTGGTGCACAGCAAGTTTTCAGAGAAGACTTCAATTTAAAATCAATTGATGTTATTCCAGTATCAGATCCTAATATGCCAACAGAGGCACATAGGATTGCAAAGATAAATGCTATTATGTCTATAGCTCAACAGAACCCAGCTGCATATAACATGCAACAAATTAGTATGGAACTGTTTGCTGCTATGGGAGTAGAAGAACCTCAAAGATATCTAGCACAATCACAACAACCTATGTCAGCCAATCCTATATCAGAGAACATGGCTGCTATGAAAGGCATGCCTTTACAAGCACAGATGGAACAAAATCATGATGCACATATTGTAACTCATGGAACTATACTACGTAACCCTGCTTATAAAGAAAATCCACAACTGCAACAAATATTAATGGGGCACATAACTGAACATTTAACTATGAAGTACCAACAAGAAATGATGCAGATGATTAATGATCCACAAATGCAACAAGCATTAATGATGGCTCAGCAACAAGGACAACCACTTCCTATGGAAATGCAAAATGAAATTGCAATGATGGCAGCAAATGCTTCTGATAAAGTATTACAGTTTGATGAAGAGAAAGCTAAGATCATGGCGGGTGAAAACCCAAGTCCTGAAGAAGAAAGAATGGATCTACAGAAACAAGATCTTGCACTGCGTGCGCAGGGTGAGATGAACAGGCTTAAGATACATCAAGACAAGATGGATCTTGAAGAAGCGAAACTCATGACAACGGATGAAAACGAGGATGAGGATCGTGCGCTTAGATTAAAAGAAGCGGAAATGCGTTTTGCCAGTGACATGGCAAAAGATGCTGCTAAGACAATGGATGCAGCGGTTAAGATAACTAAAATATAAGGAGTGTATTATGCCAAATTTAGCATATAAACAACCTGCGTTGCAAAGAAATAAACCAATGGATTATGCAAAACCTGCAGGAAGTAAAATGAAAAAGAAAACAACTACTAAGAAAAAGAAAGAACAAGGCTATAAAGATAGAAAAGATGAATCTATTGCTATGCGTGTTAAAAAGAAAAGAACTAAGAAACAACTAAAAGCTAGTCGTGATGAATCTTACGGCAAGTTTGGCGGGGGCAAAGGTAAAGGCAAGATCAATAAGTAATGCCTTTTAAATCGGAAAAACAAAGGCGCTATCTTCACGCTAACCATCCTAAGATTGCTAAGCGATGGGAAGCAGAGTATGGCGCCAAACCGAAGAAGAAGAAAAAGAAAAATGGCAAAAAAAGCAAAAGCTAAAAAAGCGAATCCATATACTAAACCTGGATTGCGTAAACGAATTGTATCACAAGTTAAGTCAGCGGCTACTCATGGTACAAAAGCAGGTCAATGGTCTGCAAGAAAAGCACAATTAGTAGCAAAGAAATATAAAGCTGCTGGTGGTGGTTATAAGTAATGGCTTTAACAAAAGCCCAAACAAGTTTAAAGAACTGGGGTAAACAAAAGTGGCGAACGAAGTCTGGGAAGAAGTCAAGCGTTACTGGAGAAAGATACCTGCCAGCCAAAGCGATCAAGGCCTTGAGCTCCGCAGAATACTCCGCGACTACGAAAGCAAAGAAAGCCGCGAAGAAAAAAGGAAAGCAATTCTCCAAGCAACCAAAGTCAATAGCAAAGAAAACAAAGAAGTATAGAACATGAATAAAAGTAAAAACGAAAAAAAATTAATTAAAGCAGAAAAATTAAGATTAAAAGAACTTGATAAAAAACAGATAGCCGAGCAAAAAGCTAGAGGAGATCATATATATACCCCCGTATTTGCAAAACTAATAAGAAAACTTGTAAGAGACAATAAAGCTAAAAAAAATGTAATTAGTCAAAGAGGTAACGTAAATTCACCAGGGTATCCTGCAAATAGAACAAAGAAAAAACAAACTCCATCAAAAAAGAAAAGAGCTGGGATAAAATGAAAAAGCAAATAAAAAGTAAAGTAAAAAAAGTTATTAAAGGTTTAAAGAAAGCATCTAAATCACATGCAGCTCAAGCTAAAACTTTACAAACTATATTTAGAAAAGGTAAAACAAAAAGATGAAGAAACCAGATCCAAGATTAAAAAGAGCTGGTGTATCAGGCTTTAATAAACCTAAACGTCTAAGTGATGGTAGTGGTAAATCTCACATTGTCGTAGCTAAAGAAGGTGACAAAATTAAAACAATTAGGTTTGGTCAATCAGGAGTAAAGACTAATCAAACAGTAGGACAACGTAAAGCTTTTAAATCTAGACACGCAAAGAATATATCCAAAGGTAAAATGTCTGCGGCGTATTGGGCTGATAAGGTAAAGTGGAGTCCTAGTAAAACTAAGTCACCATCTAAGAAATGGAAAAAAGGATCATGAAGGTAAGCGACAATACATCAATAGATATGCCAATAAGAAATTTGCTTAGTATAGTAGTTGCTGTAGCAATTGGTGTGTGGGCATACTTTGGAGTAATAGCAAGAGTTACAACCATAGAAACTTCATTAGTTTTAGCAGAGAAAGATTTAGAAAAAAATACAGAGTTTAGAATTAAATGGCCACGTGGTGAAATGGGTACATTACCTGCAGATTCAGAACAGTACATGCTAATAGAATTTATGGCAGAGCAATTAGAAAGTATGCAGGCTGAAATGGAATCAATGATGAGTAACACAGTTAATATTAATTTTTTAAAAGACCAAGTATCTAAACTACAAAGTGATGTAGAACAATTAAAAGATAAAGTGAGGAATAATGGAACCAGTCATTAGCATAGTTTTTTCTTTGTGCATGTTTGTAAACGGGTCGTTGGACGGTCACATGATGACAGATGGTTTATCAAAATGCTTGAAAGCAAAACGTGAGGCCGAGCGTAACCTGTCACAAGGAAGATCAAATGTTATTCGTTATGAATGTGGTCAAGTCACAGCAGAACTAAGACCAGATGCAGAAGGTAATCTTAAAATATATAAAATCATAGAAGATAAGTACGGTAATTAATGTCATTTTTAGTAGCGAACATACCGCCTACTAAAGTGTATGTTAAGAAACAATATTTATATGATCATCAAAAAGGACATGGAGAATTTGTAGAAGGTGTTTGGGTTAGTTGTAAATCTATCCAAGGTAGAGCGCTCTACTTTGAAACGTATCTGCCTGAATATGGTGCTCTATATGATAAGCTCCCTATCAGTGCTTTTGTTGATAGTCCTACTGAGTTGGATATTGAGTTAGAAGAACTAGAACTGTGGGATGCATTTAGCTATCACATTACAGTAATAGAGAAAGCTTCACTAGCAGGATGTAAAGCTAAATATCTTGCACCATCTAAAAAGTTTTATACAGGAGAATATTTATTTACTATTGACAGTTGTCATGCAGATAAAAATATTTTAAATACTGGTTATTCAGAAGTACCAGAAGAACATAAATCATTTAATATATTACTATTAGACAATGGGCATTTTGCAGCTCAACCTAACAACAGAGTTATATTCTATGATAAGTCGTTAACTCCAGCTCAAACATTAGTTCCAGATTTTAAAGTATCTACTATTGAATACAATGTAGAAACAGAAAGTAAATGGACTGCTGGTGATGACACAAATTATTTTTACGATTTAAAAGAAAATAAGTTGACAACCGAAGAGTAATCCTATATACTAATAGTGACTGCCGAAAGGAGTCACGATTTAATTTCGCTTAACAAGGAGGTTACTATGATTAAATCACTCGTAGATTGGGAACCGTATAAACCATTCACAGTTGGGTTTGATTCTTTATTGGATAGACTGCAAACTTTAGAATTGAATGTTCCTAATTACCCACCATATAATATTAGAAAAATTGATGAACTAAAATCTAGTATAGAAATGGCCTTAGCAGGTTTTTCTAAAGAAGATATAGATATTAAATATTCTAATAATACTTTAATAATAAAATCAGTTAAACAACAAGATCCTAAAAATCAAAAAGTTGAAAACGTAGATCCTTTATTATACAGAGGTATTTCATCTAGGGCTTTTACTCGTTCATTTGCATTAGCAGATGATGTAATAGTTAATAAAGCTAAACTAGAAAATGGTTTGTTAACGGTAGAATTAGAGAAAATTGTACCAGAAGAAAAGAAACCAAAAACAATTAAAATAAATTAAACGAGTGGGGCATTAAACGTGCCCCTCATTATTACAGGAGATAATATGGCTACAGCCAATGACTACAAAGATAGATTATCTAAAATAATAGATGAGTCTATACAAGCTAATACTGCTCAAATCCTACAAGGTGCTTCCACTATGGAAGACTATAAGTACATGCTAGGTATTCAACATACTCTAGGTGATCTTAAAGATAGATTACAATCAGAACTTGTTAAACTAATAAAGGATTCACATGAGTAAGAAAAATCTACCAAAACCTGCAGGTTATAGGCTATTATTAAAGCCAAGAGAAATAGAAAACAAAACTGCAGGGGGCATTATATTAACTGACGAACTAGTAGAGCATGCTAAATTCTCATGTGTTATATCACAGATTATTGACATGGGGCCTGATGCATACAAAGATCACAACAAAGCTAACACTGAATGGGCTAAGATTGGGGACTGGGTATTGACAGGAAAGTATGTAGGACTTAAGTTTGTATACGAAAAAGAAACGTATTCAGTTATAAATGATGATGAAATTATAGCTATTGTACCTGATCCTTCAAAGATTAGTGCGAAATAGCCTTGCATTACCAAACAAATTAGTATACAATATACACTGATAGTGATAAACGCGGTTCACAACCGAGGAGATCTAAATGATAGATGACGAAAATAAGAGTGTAATTGACAACGAACCTGAAGAGGATATAGTTGTTGAGTTACCAGACGAAGAAACTACAGAAGCTCAAGGGATTGAGACTGTAGAAAATACTGAAGAACCTAGTGATACTGAGGTTCCTGAGGAAGAAGTAGTCGAAGAAGATACAGAAGAAGAAGAGGAAGAAACTGAATCCGAATCTGTAGAAGATGAGACTGAAGAACCAAAGGATAAAAAAGTAGTAGGCAAGCGCGCTGAAAAACGTATTAAGCGACTTGTTGCGCAGAAGAAGGAACTTGAAGAAAAGCTCAAAAGCTATGAGTCTGAAAAGAATGAATGGCTAAATGAGAAGAGCGAACTTAGAAGTAAGCAAGCTGACTCTGAGCTGGATGCAATCAACCAGTATATGGAAAGATTGGATTCACAAGAAGCTCAAGCTTTAAGTGTACTAAAAACTGCAAAAGAAGCTAGCGACGTTGACGCTGAGATTAAGGCAACTGATGTCTTAGCATCTGTGAAAGCAGAGAAGCTAGTGGCCAAACAATATAAGGCTAGAGCAGAAAAAGGTTTAGGAACAAATAAACCCGACAGTACTGCGAAGAAGGAAACTAAAGCAAAACCAACTGCTCAACTTCCAGATCGAAAAGCATTAGCTTGGCAGAAAAGGAATAAGTGGTTTGGGGGCAACGAGACTGGAGACAGGATCAAGACCCAAGCAGCATTAGTTATTCACAGAGAACTTCTTGAAGAAGGTATTAACCCACAAGAAGTAGCAGATGAATACTATAGCGAGCTAGACGCTAGATTAACATCAGAGTTTCCAACTCTTAGAAAACAGACTGTTAGGAAAGTTCCAACAGTTGTAGGCGGAACGCGCTCCGCAACGGGAAAACGAAAAGTAACTTTGACAGGACCAGAAGTGGAAATGGCAAATAGACTAGGAGTTTCTTATCAAGATTATGCGCGAGAAAAAATGCGCCAAAATAAGGCGGGGAGCTAATATGACACAAGCAACTAAAACAAGCCGTACGACTAGAGCTTCGGCAACTCGAACAAAAAGATCATTCGAGGCACCTTCTAAATTAGAAGCACCTCAAGCACCAGACGGGGTAGAATATTTATGGGTTCGTCACGAACTACTAAATAACCCAGATGATGCGAATGTTCATGAACGTCTGCGCGAAGGTTATGAAATAGTAACACCTGAGGAATTAGGTGAGAATTATATAGCTGACGTAATGACAACTGGTAAGCACGCAGGTGCTGTCCGTTCAGGTGATTTAATCTTGATGAAACAAGATGCTAATTATATGAAAGAAAAAAGACAGTACTACGAAAATCAAACAGCGAAGGCGGCCCAAGCATATGGGCAAGATTTAAAATCGCAAGCGCACTCAAGTATGCCAGTAGAGGATACATCCTCAACCTCCGTATCAGGAGGAGCGGCGAACAAAGCTAAGTTCCAAGACTAACACCGCGTTAGTTACTGATTGGGATTTAGTGTATAAGCAATAAGGAGAATTTATGGCTTATGGTTTATCACCCGTAAGACAATCCAATGGTGGGACAATTCGTCTCAATAACTGGGTTGACGGAAACGGGTACCAAGTTGCTGCTACTGCACCTTCAGCATATTTCGAAGGTGATACTTGTTCTTTATCAAGTGGTCTATTAGTAACTGACATCGGGAGTGGCGATTTAGGCGCTGTCGTTGGAGTCTTTTGGGGTGCTGAATATCAGGACAACAGTACAGGTGACGTACGATTTGTTAGATCAATTCCTGCAAGCACTGTAGCAAAATCCAATTTCAAAGCTTATGTTTATGATGATCCATCAACGATCTTCAAAATGGAAGCAGATCAAGCTGGGGCAGCATTGACTCTAGCAGACGTTGGAGCTGTAGCACAGAACTTAACAGGTACTGGTTCAACAGTAACATTTAAAGGTGGATCATCTCTTGATTCATCAACAGCAAGTAACACGCAAAATGCAACACAACAAGCTTACCCTTTCCAGATTTTAGGATCTGCTGAGGATAACTTAGAGTACACTGCAGTTGGAACTCCAATGAACGTACTTGTTAAAATTAACACTCATTCGTGGGGTCGCTATGATGGCAACTTCCCGACTGCTTAATTGAAAGGTAGTATACAATGGCTATAACTAGAGGTCAGTTACTTAAACAATTAGTACCGGGCTTGCATGCAATCTTTGGAACGGAATATAAACGTTACGAAGACGAAGCAGCGATTTTGTTTGAGAACGAAAAATCAAATAGAGCTTTTGAGGAAGAAGTACTCTTCCCAGGGTTCGGCGAAGCATCAGTAAAATTTGAAGGTCAAGGCGTAAATTACGCTAATACAGGTGAAGGTTGGGTAGCACGCTACACAAACGAAACTGTAGCAATGGCTTTCTCAATCACTGAAGAAGCTATGGAAGACAACTTATACGACAAGCTGTCTACCAGACTAACAAAAGCATTAGCTAGATCAATGGCTGCTGCTAAACAAACTAAAGGTGCGGCTGTGTACAATAACTCGTTTACGGGTGGTGCATTTGCAGGTGGTGACGGTGTTTCATTAATTAACGCTTTACACCCACTTCAAGACGGATCACAAACTGCTGGTAACAGAAAAGGAGCTAACACTCCTACAGTTCAAGCTGAGCTTTCAGAGACTTCTCTAGAGCAAGGTTTAATTGATGTTGCTGGGTTTGTAGACGACAAGTCTATTCCAATTGCTGCACAAGCTAGAACTCTTCACATTCCAAGACAATTGGTATTTGTGGCTGAGAGACTAATGGCGTCTCCATACAGAGTTGGAACAGCAGACAATGATGTCAACGCAATCGTATCTACGGGTATGGTTCCAGGTGGATATCATGTTAACCATAGATTTACTAACAGTAAATTCTGGTGGTTAAGAACTGATGTACCAAACGGTATGAAGCACTTCACTAGAGCTCCAATCGCAACTTCAATGGAAGGTGACTTTGAGACTGGTAACGTTAGATACAAATCTAGAGAGAGATATTCATTTGGATTCTCTGACTGGAGAGGTCTATACGGTTCAAATCCAGCCTAACGGCTGAGGGAGGGGGTAATTAAATTTGCCCCCTTTCCATACTAAACAACCTATTGACTGCGTAAGCAGACAGAAAAACAAGGAGTAAGACAATGGGAACAACAACTTTTTCAGGACCGATTAAAGCGGGACCTATACAACAAACTACTGGGTCAGACTTAGGTACTAATGTAAAAAACATTGGTCAAGTCGTAATGGCTCAATCACATGCACAAAGCTTATCAGCGGGTGCTATTGCAGCAGGAGCTACAACTGTAGTAATTCCAGCTAATTCACAAATTATTGACATAGTTCTAGATGTAATCACTGCAGCCAGTGGTGCTACTAATATAAGTATTGGTGACACTGTAGGTGGAGCTGCTACATTAGTTAATACTTTTGCCATTGGCACTACTGCAGGTAGAAAATACCCAACTACAGAATCTGGTGGAGCACTAGCATGGGAAGATGTAGGATCAAGTGATATAAAATTAACAATCACAAACTCTGCTGCAACAAGTGCAGGAGAAATTAGATTTACAGTTTTATACCAACAAAATACAAACTACACTGCATAACTAATATAGGGGAGGCTTCGGTCTCCCCATTTATAAAGGATTAAAAATGACATTTCAAACAGATGCTCAAGTAACTAATATAGCAACAGGTGCTACAGGAGCAAACGCTACTAGTGATGGTCAAGTAACTGCTGTACATCCGCAAAGATTTTTAGGTCTTAGTTTAACTGCAGGAAGTGATACAGCTACTGCTGTTGTCCAAGATGCTAACTCGGCATCAGGTGCAGTAATAGCAAGATTATCTGCAGTAGCAAATACAACTACTTCACTTAAAGCACCACGTGATGGTGTTAAAGTATCTACAAATTTATTTGTTACAGTAACAGGCACAGCTTCTAACGCTTTAATTTATTGGAATTAAAATGCCAGAAGTTTCTAAATACGATTTAGAAATACAAGAACTTAAAGGTGAAATAAAACTTTTAAGCGAGCGTATCTCTACAATAAAAGATAATCATCTTCACCATATTGAAGAGAAGATTAATGGATTAATAAAAGTAATGTATACAATTGGCTTTATGGTTCTAGGTCAGTTATTGTGGGTATTAACTCGCGCATTAATGTAAGGGGGCAACTTGGCTAGTTCAGGTACACGAACATTTAATCTGCAGATTGCAGATGTAATACAAGAAGCTTATGAACGATTAGGAGTAAGCTCTAAAGGTGGTTATGATTTAATCACTGCTAGACGTTCTCTTAATTTATTAATGATCAAATGGATTAATCAAGGTGTTAATCTATTTACACTACATCTACATACAGTAGCAGTAAACTCATTTAACAATACAACATATCCTACATTTGACTTAGCAGCAAATGGTTATTCCGATATATTAACGGCAGCTTGTCGTGATACTGATGCAACTCCAGACCAAGACATTGAGATGGAAAGAATTAGTTATGCTGATTGGCTTTCTTATCCTAATAAATACTCAACAGGTACTCCACTTAAATTTGCAGTAGATAGAAATGCTGAGTTTAATTCTAGTGGTGTAGATAATCATAAAGTTTATCTATGGCCTGGGCCAAGTGAAGATAATAGATATGAAATAATTATGTGGGCTATTAAGTATGGAGAAGATATAACAGATAATTATTCACAAAATGCAGCTGTACCTAAAAGAATGCTACCAGCATTGATTAGTGGTTTAACTGTAGAACTAGCAAACAAACACCCAAAATTAGTAGACATAAACAGAAGACAAGAACTAATACAAATGTATAAAGAAGAATGGGAATTAGCTAGAGAAGAAGATAGAGAACGTGCAAGTTTTTATGTGACGCCTAAGGTTCGTGGATATGCGTAATGGGCAAATACGCGAGGGGTAAACACGCAGTACTAATCGACGACCGATCAGGTTTTAAGATTAGGTACAAAGACGCTCGAACAGAGTGGACAGGATTTAGAGTATACAAGGGTGACTGGGAACCTAAACAACCTCAGTTAGATCCTGAAATGTATATTCAAGGGGGAGACTCTAGTGTTTTATATAAACCTAGACCTCCTCAAAGTACATCGGATACGATTGTATCTCTTGGACCTTTACATGGTAAATTTTCAGGACAATGTGCAGCTAACTTAGGAAGAGTTGTCATTGGTGCAGGAGAAGATGCTTTAGGTTTCCAAGCTACTGGTGTACTAAACAGTACTGGTATAGCAATTGCGGTTGTATTTCCAATACCCGCTGAAGCTTGGCAACAAGCAACAAGTGCACTAGGTAGTGTAACTATAGCAGCTACGGAATCTGCAGAAGGATTCCAAGCAACAGCTAGTTTAGGTACTGTCGCTGGAGCTCTGATACAACCTGTATCATTGTCTTCTGCAACTGCAACTCTTGGTTCGGTAGTATTAGCTACTGTTGAAGATGCTGAAGGGTTTGCAGGAACAAGTACATTAGGCAGTGTAACTCTTAATGTATCAGAAACTGTTTCTGGAATTGAACTAGGGGCTATGACTGCTAGTTTAGGTAACACTGGATTGTTCTTTAACACTACAGAGATACCGCCAGGATTAGCAGGTACAGGTGGATTAGGTTCATTAATATTTAATGGAGCTCATCCAGTGACGATGTCACAAATGACATCAACATTGGGAAGTGTTACACCTGAGGTAATAACTGCAGTACCAGTTACACTGTCAGGAACGACAGCTACACTAGGTACAGTTACAGTAGTAACTCCAGGTTGGGGAACTTACCTGTGGGGTACAGATGAATGGGGTAATTAAATGGGATTAACATACGTACAATTAAAACAAGCAATCCAAGATTGGACTGAGAATGATGGTACAGAATTTACTACAGCTACAGGATCAGGAATTGCTCCTATTGATGTATGTATAGCTAATGCAGAACTAAGAATTATGAAGGAGTTAGATTTAAACGCCTTTAGAAAAACAACTACTATTGCATCAGGAACAGCTACAACAGGTGTAGCTATGCCTCAAGATTTAGTAGTATTAAGATTTTTACGTATTCAAAATGGCGATATGCTTTATCTAAAGGATGAAACCTATATACGTGAATTTACTAAGAACCCAACGACAGGAACAGGTACTCCTCAATACTACTCGTACCAACGTCCCGGAACAGCCTATACAACTTCAAATAGACACACAAATATTATATTTGCACCCACTCCGGGGGTTGACACTACGTGTGAAATAGGTTATACTTATCATGTACCGGGTTTATCAGCTAGTAACGCAAATACGTATCTAGGTGATAATTGTCAGGATACTTTATTATACGCTTGTCTTGTTGAGGCGGCTACATTTATGAAGGATCAACAGCAATTAACCAACTACCAACAATTGTATGAACGTGCAGTTCAAACGTTAGGGGTAGAAGAACAAGTAAGAATGAGGAACACCGAACTGTACAAAGGTGAACTTCGAACATTAGGAAGATTAGAAGGAGATAGGTAAATATGGCAGGTATAACATCAGCATTATGTACTAGTTTCAAAGTCGAATTACTCGAAGGAGATCATGATTTTAATAACGGAGCAGACGCATTTAAAGTAGCGTTGTTGAAAGCTAACGCAAGTATCACAGGTACTTACAACGCGACAACAACTAACTATTCAAACGTAACTGGAAACTCAGATGAATTACCGAACGGCAGTGGTTATACTACTGGAGGATATGCATTAACAAATGTTAATCCAACGTCAAGTGGTACAACTGCTTTTACCACTTTCAGTGCTAACGCCGCATGGTCTTCAGCAACATTTACTACACGTGGTTGTATAATTTACAATACAAGTGATGGTAACTCAGCTGTAGCAGTGATTAATTTTGGAGCAGACTATTCAGTTTCTGGTGGTACATTTGAAATACAATGGCCGACAGCAGATTCAAGTAACGCTATAATACGTATAGCATAAAGGAGTAATAAATGGCATCAACATGGACTAACGCCGAGTTGAGGTTAATGGCTACAGGTGAAAATGACAACACCTGGGGTGACCAAACTAATTATAATTTACAACGTGTAGACGATATGGTTAACGCCTATATCGGCGTAACATTATCTGGAGCAACTAAGACTTTAGATTTTTCAAATGACCCAACTTCTTATACACAAGAAAATGGTCGTTGTAAGATATTAGATTTTACAGGAAGTCCAGGAGCTACGTGTACAGTTACATTTCCTAATAAGAAAATGTGGTATTATGTTTTAAATAATACTGGCGATAGTAACAATATAATTTGTACCACTGGATCAGGTACAACTTATACAGTAAATGCAGGTAGAGATGCGATTATATATGTCAATGGCTCTAACGCTATTTACAATGCAATTAATGATTTACAAGTAAATACAGTTAATGGAATTGATCCAGCAAATAGTGCAACAAAAGGCTTTGCAATTGCAATGGCTGTGGCGCTTTAGTTTAAAGGAAAGATATGGCACAAGACTTTACAAGATATAAATCAGCAGCTGTGGGAACTAGCCCAGTAACATTACATACAGCAAACACTAACGACGTAGTAGTAGGAATTTCAGTAGCAAACATACTGGGGTCAACTATACTAGTAGACGTCTATTTAACTAATTCAGGAACATTTCATCTTGTTAAAAGTGCACCGATCCCAAGTGGTGGATCGTTACAACTATTAGCGGGTGGCGCAAAAGTAGTCATGCAAAATGGCGACGCTCTTCTTGTAAAATCCGATACTGCAAGTTCTGCAGATGTTTGGGTTTCAGCAGTAGACAGCGTAAGTTAAGGAGGATTAATTGCCATATATAGGTAATACACCAGCCGAAAAATATGCGGCGTTTGATGTACAGTACTTTACAACAAGTGCTACTACTTCTTATACATTAGATCATGCTGTAGCTAACGAACTAGATATACGTCTAGTTATTAACAACGTAATTCAAGAACCAGGATCTGGTAAAGCATACACAGCTTCAGGTACAACTCTTACACTTTCAGGAGCAACAGCAGGCACAGACACAATGTATTGTGTATACACTGGCAAAGCTTCTCAAACTGTAAATCCAAGTGCAGGATCAGTTGGAGCTGATCAATTATCAGCTAACGCAATCACGGGTCAAACTGCTCTTGGAGGAACACCAGCCGATACTGATGAATTATTAATTAGTGATGCTGGAGTTTTAAAACGAGTAGATTATTCTTACTTAAAAGGAGTAAGTTTATCTACAAATGTTAACAATCAAGTTGCAACCGTAACTGGTCCTGATGCTTTAAATGGCGAAGCCAATTTAACTTTTGATGGAACAAATTTAACTTTAGGAACTGGAAATATAATTTTTGGCACAGCTTCTAAAGGAGTTTATCTTGGAGTTACTTCTGCAACAGCTTCTAATTTATTAGATGATTATGAAGAAGGAACATGGACACCTGGTATAGATAATACAACTTCTGTTGCCTATGATAACAGAGTAGGTAGATATACTAAAATAGGAAATACAGTTTTTGTAGAATGTTTACTTCAATGGAACAGCACAAGTTACTCTAATAATAACTATGATTTTACTATAACAGGTTTACCATTTAGTCCTATTAATATTCATTATGTTGGAGTACCTGGCTCAATATCTACAGGTGCGTCTTTTAATTGGAACAACACACAATCAACAAGCACTACAGCTCACATTGCTGCCGCAATCAATGAAAATAGTGTTGTGTATATAAATGTTGGAGCAAGTGGAGAAAATGGCACAGGCTCTAAAGTAATAAATAACAATAATGCTCAAGGAATAGTTTCTTTTGCAGCAACTTATAGAACAACAGCATAAGGAGATAAAATATGTCGTTAACTAAAGAAACAATAATAGAGAAGATAGAAGTAGTAGGAGAGTATAAAAATATTCAAGTTGCTACTGATACTGTTATTAAAGAAAATGAAATAGAATTATCAAGGTCAAGACATCGTCATGTTATTAACCCTGATGAAGATATATCAGGACAAGATAGTGAAGTTCAAGCAGTAGCAAATGCTGTATGGACTGATGCAGTTAAAAATGCATGGATAAATAGACCAGTAAAATCAGAAGAATAAATAATGGCACTAAGTAAAATAGATCTAGATAAAGCAGGAGTAACAGGTACATTACCTACAACTAATTTAGATACTGTTGGAGTAGCGCAAGGGGGCACAGGAATAACCTCTGGCACTACAGACCAGTATTTAAAATTTACAGGAACAACAACTCTTGCTAGTGCAGGAGCTGGAGGTTTAGTTGCTCTTGGACAAGTAGATAGTGGTGGTAATGTGGGCGAAATCAATCTTGATAATAAATTTTCTGCAACATATAAAAATTATTTAGTTATTGTTGATAAAATGGTTCCCGCTACTGATGGTGCTAATATTATATTTAGACTTAGAGATGATACTCCAAGCAGTATAAGTGATAGTAATTATGATTATAATACAAGAGCATGGAGATCAAGTGATAATACTGTATATCTTGCGGCTAACGATAATGTAAGTGCTGTAAACTTTAGTGATGGTGGTGTATCAAATACTTCAAGTAGACAGGGTTTAAAAATGGCTTTGTGGATTCACGACCCATTTGATAGCACAGTTAAAACATCTGGTCATGGTACTTTAATGTTCGTTAATACAGGTGGTGTTTCGTTAGGTGGATATACGCATCTTTATTACAAAAATAATGCTTCTCCAAGAGGTGTTCAATTTTATGCAAACACTGGAAATGTAAATGGAAGAATTAAAATTTATGGAGTGGTAGATAGTTAATATGACAAAAATAGCAATTAACAACACAGTAAGAGATATGACAGCAGAAGAACAAGCTGAATATGATACAAGGCAACAAGCATATATAGATGATGGTGCGAATAGAAAACTTGCAGAAATAAAACAGATTAGATTACAAAAACTAATTGAAACTGATTTTTATGCACTTGGAGATGTAACGATGAGTGACGAGATGAAAACTTGGAGACAAAGCTTACGAGACATCCCGGCTAACCATGTAAATGAAGCGGCGTATGATTTGCTTTTAGCAAGAGATCCAGACACAAACGAATTAACACATTCAATTTGGAGTAAACCGTAATGCCATACGTAGGACGCGATTTAGATATTGGAACAAGAAAGCTAATACAAGTGAGCGGAAGTTCACCTGCGACATCTTATACACTTCAATCATCATCAGTTAATTATCACCCAAGTGCGGCGCAAAATTTAATTGTGTCAATCGCAGGAGTTATACAAGCTCCAGGAACAGCATACACAGTATCGGGGGCAACTATTGACTTTGGTGGGGTGAGTGTTGCAAGTGGAGATATCGACTTTATAGTTGCGATGGGAGAAAACGTAGATGTTGGAACCCCTAGCGACGGAGTTATTACAGCAGGACAATTATCTTCTACATTCTATGTAGAAAATAATGTAACATACAGTAGCTTTACAATGGCATCTAGTAGGAACGCAGTTCTTGCAGGACCTGTAAGTTTTACTGGCACAACAACAATTCCTTCGGGATCAACATTGGTTATAGTATAATATGAGTTTATTAAATGTAAATAAAGTAGACCCAGCAACAGGCACGGGACTAGAATTAGGTAGTTCAGGCGACACAATCACGATTCCGTCAGGCGCTACTATTACAAACAGCGGAACCGCAACTGGGTTTGGTCAATCAATGACACCCATGTTTGCCGCAAGAAGAACAAGTGGTCAACTTATTGCTGATAATACTTATGTCAAAGTTGAATTTGCAACAGAGGATATTGATACAGATTCAGCTTTTGATAATTCCTCAAACTATAGATTTACAGTACCAAGTGGAAAAGCTGGTAAATATTTATTTAGTTTTAACGTAGCTATAGCATCACGATCAGGAGTAAGTACTGCAAAACAAGTATTTATAGCATTATATAAAAATAACAGTCTTTTTGTACAAAACTTTTTTGATGGAAGAGACGGAGCTTTTGGTGATACAATGACAGGTGCAGCATCTTATATTTTAGATTGTGCAGTTTCAGATTATTTTGAAGTTTTTGCAAAAATAAATGATAGTGGCTCAAGTGGTGGAAATGTTCAAAGCGATGCCGCAAGTTTTTCAGGAGTAAGGTTACTAGCATCATGATAACAATTTTAAAAGGAGGCCTATATGGCAAGTTTATCAACTAAAGTTAAGCTTTACTGTGAAGCGAACAGCAAAACTGCTGATTTCGGCACAGGAGGTAATGTATCTTTACAGGATAACTCTGACGGTAAAGGCCCGTACATAGCGAGCTGGAGTGTAGA